CGTGATAACCTCAACAACCGACAACGTGACCATGGAAGGCCGCTCAAACCTCAGGTGTTGCAACCACCACTAGAATCTGCCACCTAGATCATATTATTTGTTGCGGAATGTTGCTAAATCCATCTGTATCTCTCTAGCCAAGAACATTTCCAATACGCCAAGACCCCTTGGAATTGTTGCTGTTCCAAGGGGTCTTAGTCAGAAACAAAAGGTGCTAGTTCAGCACACCTTCCACATCCAGTAACGTATAATGAAATCAACGGCTCCCACGGAAAGAACGGCGGAATTCCAACGATTTGATACGATTGGTATACCATTGGAATACCATTCGCCACGGATTGTTTGTTGGAGAATGTTGGAGAATGAAGGATGCTGAATGCCTAGGATAAGGAAAACCGGAGCGGTCTACCCCATCCGCCACGAGCAGCGGAAGACACTCAAGGACGGCACGGTAAAGACATACGTGAACTGGCAGGCCAAGGTGGACGGCCGATGGGTGTCCGCCAAGACCTACAAGGAATGCGACAGGAAAATAGCCGAAGCCCTCAAGGAGAAAACCGAATGGGGCATGGGCGTAGACCGCGCCACCCGGCTCGGCGAGTACGCGGAACGCTGGTTCGAGCTGAAACGACGCGACCTGAAACCCAAGTCCATCAACAACTATGCGAGCCTCATAAGCGTGCACCTGTGCAAGTACGCGAACGAGAAGCTGAGCGAAGTGACCGCCTCGGCGGTGCAGCGCATGATAGCCAACATGCGCAACCTCGACGGCACCCCATGCTCGTACAACCGGCAGCTTGGCTTCTACAACATCCTTAACCAGATATTCAAGGCGGCGGTGGCCGACCGGCTGATACCCACCAGTCCGGTCACCAGCGCGGCAAGGCCGAAACGCAGGGACATGGGATTGGCCGGGGACCGGCGCACCATCAACGGGCCCGTGGCCGTGTCGGCGGACAGGCGCAGCGGCACGCAGGACCGCAAGGCGTTCACCGTGGAGCAGATGCAGGACATGCTCGAAGCGTCCTCCGACGACCTGTTTCTGGGGGCACGCCAATGGTGGCGTCTGCTCACCGGCATGAGGCAGGGGGAGATACTGGGAGCCACGTTGGACGATCTCGACCTGTGGCGGGACAAGACGTTGGAAACCCCGGACAGCGGCGAGATATGGATAGGCACCTACACGGTGAACTGGAAACTGGAAAGCCTCGACAAGGAGCATGGGTGTGGGGAGCCCGGCAGGGACGGAAGATACCCGTGCGGCTTCAAACGGCCTTCGAGCTGCCCCCGATACCGGTGGAGGGTGCCGGACGGATACGACATGATACACCTGTGCAAGGGGTACGCTTTGACGCCGCCGAAGTCCGCGAGAGGCAAGGTCGTGCCGATAATCCCCCAGTTGGGCACCGTCGTGCACCGGTATCTGGAGGCCACGGAGAATATCATCCCGAACCCGTACAACCTGATATTCAGGACGCGCGAGGGTATGCCGTTGGCCGCGTTGGATGACAGGGCCTCGTTTCGCGACCTCATGCGCAGGGCGGGCATACCCGACTACGAGAACCGGTACGGGCATGAATGCCGCAACTCCGTCGTATCGCTCCTGTTCCACATGAAGGTTGACCCCGGCATCATCCAACGCATCGTCGGCCATTCGAGCATAGCCATGAGCGAGCATTACCGCACTGTGCCCGTGGAGGATTTGATGCGAGGCATGGAGACGATAAGCGACGGGCTCGGCCTGAAGCAGATCGAATGGAAGGCGTGAACTGGCGCGCCGAAACTTGCCGGCCATACAATGGAAGAGTAAGTTAATCACCTTGAATGTCCAGCGGAAGGAACGTTACGGAGGCGCACCATGACAAGCATATTCGACGTGGCCGCTTACGTGCTGGACAAGCTCGGCGTCATGACCACCATGAAGCTGGAAAAGCTCTGCTACTATTCACAGGCATGGTCCCTCGTATGGGATGAACGGCGTCTGTTCCCCGAGCGATTCGAGGCATGGGCCAACGGCCCGGTGTGCCCCGACCTATACCATGCGCACAAGGGCATGTTCAAGATCACGCGCGGCGATATTCACGGCGACCCGTCGAACATAGACGAAGACGGCACCAGCACCATAGACGCGGTGTTGAATGCCTACGGGAAAATGGGAGCCTACCAGCTCAGCGAGCTTACCCACAGCGAACGCCCGTGGAGGGATGCGCGAGGCGATCTCCCGCAGGGAGCCATCTGCAACACCGAGATAACCGAAGCGGCCATGGCCGAATACTATGGGAGCCTTACCGACTAGTGGGCCACCGCAGCAAAACCAAGAGCATCAAGGCTAAAACCCCGAGCTCTTCAAAACGTGTGCCCGCGCATCACGTGGCGAAAAGCTATCATGTCCCCGAATCCGCCACGGAGATTCCCAAGGATTCCGTGAACCGTCGCATCGTATTCCGTTTCGACTGCGTTGACCTTGAGGCCGACTGCCCATGGTCGCTCGCGCACATGAGCGACGAGGAGCATCGGCTGCTGCTGTTGAAGATGCGTGACTTCGAAAAGGCCACGGTGGGCGAGATCATTAGCCCCTCATATCAGGCGTTCACCTGCTACCCTGATTTCACCCAATGCCCCAACCAGACGCCACAGGACCGGCTGGCGAAATACTATGAACGCGAAGGCGATGCGTTGGCCCGGTTCCGATTGGGTGGAACCGAACGCCTGTACGGTTTCCTTGTAGGCAACGAGTTTCACATTCTCTGGTGGGACCCGAACCATGAGGTATGGCCCTCCACTAGGAAACACACCTGACCATCATATTGTAGTGGTATACAAAATGGTCCCGTCCTCCAATACGGGAGGAAAGGTCGGGGAACAGCCTGGCCCCGGTCGGAACCGAGGTTGACACCATGCGTGCCGCTAAGCATAATTGAAGTGTCTCATGAAACGTTAATAGCCAACCGAAATAAGCAAAACATACTTGGATGGTGAGCGTCTGGTATGCGTCAAGTGCCGTGACCCCAGCAGGGTCACGGCACTTTTCATACGAACAGCAATGGTCCCGTCCTCCAATACAGGAAGACGGGACCATTCATGTTCCTAGCGGCTTGTTCATTGGGCAAGTTGCATGATTCTAGCGGATACACTCGGAATCGTTATGTTGCCGCCCATCGTGGACTCATAGGTTATCGTCCCATCAGTGGTGCCCCACAAATCAACTATGTCATCCTCCAGAAGTCGATTATCGTTGCCGGTGCGCATGTATGAGACGAATATGACCTTGTTGGAATCCCAGATTCCATAATCGCCCTGCTCCACGCTGACTCGATATTGAGTGTCAATATCACCTTCAATGACCTGTACGATTTTCCCATGGAAATGGACGCGCTTGCCCTTGTTCGCATCAGGGTTTCGAGCCAGATCATCGAAAGGTATATCCTGCGCGGACGCCTTGAACTGGTCATCTGATTCATCGGCCGTGACGGAGAAGGTCGCCTCGAACCCCTTGAACTCCACGGTGAACTCCTGCGTCTGACCCGCTTGAAGCTTACCGGGGTTCTTGACGGTGAAGCCCGATATTCCGTCCCTTGTGGAGCCATCGTCATACGTGGCCGTCACGTCTATGCCTTCGGTCGAATTATTTATCTCGGTGCCATCGGCCGTCGAACCCGAATACTCGGCTGTGATTCCAGTCAACGATTTAGGTTTCGGGGTTTCCTTGGTCTTGGAACTCTGGGAGGGGTCGGAGGTCGCAGGCGCGGTTGCGTCGTTCTTGGCTGCTTCGATACCGGACGCGGCCAAGCCGACAATCAATATGAAGACAATGATGCCAGCAATCGCGGCACCTGCGAGGCTGAGGACGAATTGCCATATCTTCATGGTGATTGTTTTTGCGGCGGGCTTCAATCCGCGCGGCTGCCCCGAGGGAAAGTACGGGTCAAGCGGATGTGGGGCCACATATTGCCCGGCCTGCGGTTGTTGCGACTGTGGCGCGTATGCACCGTATGTGGGAGTCGGTTGTGGCGTGGGCTTATCGGCGGACTGCCGCGACGATGGTTGACCGCCCGATTCGACCGGCTGCTGTAATACGGGTGGTTGTTCTGGTTCACTCATTTTTTGTCTCTTCTCTCCATTGGGGTTGGTGAGCTAATTGTATCCACGAACCGTGTTCCCTGATTGCAAGAAACACGGATAAGGTACATAATCATGCGGCCCGTGCGGCAAGATTGTCATGCAGCCATCGCCGGTAGTCCAACAGGACGCCGACGGTGATGCCCAGTTCCTGCGCCATCGCGTAGGGTTCTCCCCCGTACAGGTCTTCCGTGCGCATGTATTCGATGGGATTAATCAGAGAGAACGCGGTCTCCTTGCGGGTGAGGCGTTCTTCTTTCTCCCGGCTCAGTAATCCGAGCCCGTCATCGAAGTGTTTTGCGTGGATAAGCTCATGCTGCAACGTGCATACCCGTTGTTCCATGCTCATGGTGGGGTCGATGTACGCGGTGCGGGTATCGGGATCGTATTCCCCGCACTGCGTCCCGTCGAACTCCTTATCCTCTATGAGGACTCCCATGTGTCGGGCCTCAATGGTGAGGTCAGTCCATGTTTTCACGCCCGGACTCCGCCTGCTTGTTCTCATCCCGATAAGCGGCCTTCTCCACCTGTATCTTCTTGCCTATGACCTTTTCGAGCTGGGACGCCACCGAGGCTGTCTCGGATACCGGCTGGCGCAATGTTTCCTTGGTGAGGCGAGCCAGTTCGATCATCAGCGAACGGCCGGTGGTGCCCGACAATGCGGCAAGAGCATCTACGTCGTTGGTGTCGATGGCCCTTTTGCCGTTGACCCTTTCGCTGACATACGCTTCGGTGAAACCGAGGTATTCAGCAATCTGACGCTGCCTTACCTTGTGCGCCTTCATGTACTTTTTATACTCCGTCGCAAATGCCAAGGCGAACGCAGACATTTCGCGGAAATCATTTGGATTAGCCATACTTAAATCTTAGCATATGCGATACGGCGTGTCTAGTCTTGACAGAAACTTGGCATATGCTAAGTTAATAGACATGAGCAGCACACAGAAACTAACAACAGCCGGTATTCGATACCGACTCTTCATCGCACAGAAAAGCCTCCGATGGCTTGCAGCGAAACTCGGATGGGATGTAAGCAAACTATCCCGCCGACTCGCCGGCCAGCCGGCCTTCAAAGTCGATGAATTGGACATGATCTGCGAAGCGCTCGGAGTCAGTTTCGAGGAACTGCTCACCGTCCCAGTGGACATGCATGAGAAGTTCTTCGGCACTGGGACGCCTGACTTGGAGGTAACAGCATGAGTACAGAAAACATGGAAGCCCCTGAGATTTACAGCGGAAAGGTAGGAGTAGAGATCGTACCGGATATGCGCAAGCTCAGGAGCTTCGCCAAGGACTTCATCGCCCTCGTGGACAGTTACTGGCCGGAGGAAACAGGTAGTCCCTTGGCCACGCAATCCAGGCAGACCGGCAACTGTGATTCGCCTACACCGGACATGTCCTCGACTTCGGCACCACAGTAATAGCAGCGATTGCCGTTCTGCTCCTTCACAGCACGAACGGCCATCTGTTTCAACCGGTCATCGAAGTCCTTATTGAACTTGACGAAAGCCATATTCACCTCCTCTCAATGAATCGAGACATTATGAACACTTCGAATCGTAGTCTGACCATCACGGAAACCGAGTAACCCATGTTTGGTTTCAACAAACGTTCCGAAGAGCCGGAAAACCTGTATGAAGAGCCACCCGTACCGGAGATCAAGCCATGCCCCATCTGCGGCAAGACCCCATCGGTCTACTGCGCCGGATGCTCAATGCTCGGAAGCGGTGCCAGCACCGGGTTCTGGAATTGCCGGTGCATCGACTGCGATTATCCCAAGCGTCCTTCCGGATTGAGCGTCAATTACTGTAATAAGGCCGACGCTGCCGACCATTGGAATGAGTTGGCGGACCGGTCTGAGAAAACACTGGACGCACCTCTTCCCGAATGCCCCATCTGCAATAAGCGTCCGACGCTTGTAGAGATCGTCGGCAAAGGAATGGTCTACGACTGCGGATGCGATTGCGTGAGTATTTCAAGCCCCTCCCTCAACCCGATAGAAGTCAAGAAAGACTGGCTGAGAGAAGCCGCCCGCAGAGTGGACTACCTGAGAAGGCTTCGCTCCTGCACGGATGTGCTGTCAAGAAATTAACAAGTCTTGCCGCAGTGGGTCGTTTTTTATCCACCTATCGACTACAGGCAAATAAATACCATACTGCGATCTGCTGCGGCAACCATCGGCCGGAACCCTTCGGGGTATCTGGACACGCACCATCGTCACCACGCCATAGGACTCGTCATACATCTCTCACGGTTGGTCAACATTGCAACACGGTGACGGCAAGGACGTTCTCGGTTCGAATCCGAGCCCGGCCACGCGGAAAGGACATGTCATGAACAGGAAAACGTATGGGGCTCACTGCTCCGGCTGGCAGCATTCACCTGATGAACGCCGGCACCGGCATGAGAACACGAAGACAATCACTTGTCTGACGTTGGCGGCGACCGGGTTCCTGATTCTCTCACTGCAACCCTATGCGGGCCCGTGGAGCATTCTCGCAGGCTTCATGTGCTGTTCGCCCGTCATGCTCTCGTTCGCATTGTCGAAAGGAACACAAAAATGATCTGGTTCATACTCGCCGTAATACTCCTGCTCATCGGAGTCGGCATGATAGCCGTCGCACTCGCCAACGGTGGCGACGGAGCCGGTTTCGGCTTCATTCCCATCATCGTCGCCGCACTGTTGATGATTCCGGCATGCCTATACTCGCTGGACGTAGGCGAGGTGGCCGTCATCCGCAACATGGGCGGCTCCGTCGCCGGTCATGCGGAGAACGCGGGCTTCCATGCGAAGGCGCCGTGGCAGTCGGTCATCAAATACGATACGCGCAACAACCTCATCAACTTCTTCAAGGACACCGACTACAAGTACGACGGCGGCAGCGCGGAAGGCAAGGAGATCACGGTCAACGACCGTAGCGGTGCCAGCGCGAACATCGACATTCAGGTCAACTATTCGCTCGAACCGTCCGCCGCCGAAATGCTCTACTCGGAATACGGCAAGCAGACCACGTTCACGCAGAACTACATCGGCAACGACCTGCGCAGCGTGGCCCGTGAAACCTCCGGCAAGTTCGACACGATCACGATGCTCACCGACCGTGGCAAGTACACGAAGGCCGTGCAGGACGCGCTCACCTCGAAATGGAAGAGCATCGGCCTGACCGTCGAACAGGTGTCCGTGCAAGACATCCGCTACCCGAAGTCCATTACCGACAGCTACGCGCAAGCCCAAGCCGCCGAGGTCGCCAAGCAGAAGGCGAAGAACGAGCAGGAGACCGCGAAGGTCGAGGCCGAGACGAAGCGCATCAAGGCGCAGGGCGAGGCCGACGCGAACAAGGTGCTGAACGATTCCCTGACCGACAACGTGCTCCGGCAGCATTACATCGACGCTTTGAAGAACGCCGACCAGCTGATCGTCACACCCGAGGGCTCCAACACCCTCATCCAACCCAAATGATTCTTCCGGGCGGGGTTCTTTATTCCTTTACTTCCTCGTCCGGTGGCAGCCAAGCGCATGGTGCCGCACCTACGAAGCCTTCCAATGGTCATGGACTTCTCCAAGGTGCACCGGGTTCGACTCCCGGCTTGGCGCTCAGAAAAATTTAACCCCTTCGCGTCCTTGCGTCGGAAACCAATAAAAGGGTTTCGGACGTGTCAGCACCGGCGTAGAAGGACAACCAAATAATCAAGCCCAGTGGAGGGAAACAATCATGGAACTCACCCCATTCGACCGTATGAGACTACTCAACGAGGCGCGTGGACTATTGCCGCAGGACGAGCTTGAACGTCGGGCGCGCCTGATTCTCGACGCTCCCGTCATTCCTGCCAAGACATCGAAGGAACCCGACTCGCCTCGTCTCATCATCAGCGACTTCCTACGCTCGAAAGGATTCGAGCCGATGAAGAAAAGCGCCCTGCATTTCGGCTCCCGTCTGGCCGAGAACTACAAGATGAAGTTCGGCTCCTACCCGCCGAAGCACGGGAAGACCTACATCTACTACGAGATCGACCGGCCTCTCATGGAGGAAACGTGGGCTCAGATTCAGACGGAGGACGCCGACTGATGGCATCTGATTTCAACTCCATCGCCAAAGCCATCCGTTATCTCGGTGATTGCGTCCGTTATCTCGCTGACAAGTATGTGGCCGTGAACGATCGCGTGTACTCGGATTGGAACGAGGCCTCGAAGGTCGTCGGTGACGTTGGCCGTGACCATGTGGCCGATTATGCGGAGGCCTCTCACAAGCAGGGCAAGTCGCGTACTTGGCGTCACAGTCACCTGATGGAACGTGAAGAACAATTGTCCATGCAGTCGAGGGGTTCTCATGTTGACCCCGAATGATGTCCGGCATAGAAAGTTCCGCACGTATCGTTCCCTGCTTTACGGAGAGGTCTACGACGCGGAGGACGTTGACGATTTTCTCGACTCGGTGGCCGACACCATCAAGGTTTTAGGCAAGGAAGTACTCAAAGCAAGAAAGGAGGGGCAATGACCGTCGAGCAGATGGCCGATGACGATTACTTCGCGTTTGACGCGGTGGACCAGACCGCGTTGAAGAAGTATCTGGTCAGCCCGTTGGCGTATTCGGATTACCTGACCGGTGAGCATGGGTATTCTTCGGCGTTGGAGTTCGGCAAGGCGGCTCACAGCATGGTTTTGGGTAGTGGCCCGCAGGTTGTGGCTAAACCGAATCTGCGTACCAAGGAGGGCAAGGCTCTTCGTGACAGGCTGGTCGAACAGTATGGTGCGGATGACATCGTGTGGCTGTCCGCTGATGATGTGGAGAAGGTCGAGGCCATGCGGGACATGGTTGGAGACTTTTTCACGAAGCTGGACGGTCAGCCGGAGGTGGCGATGATCGCCGCCGACCCTGATACCGGGTTGTTGATTAAGGGCAAGGCGGACTGGTTGCCGTCCACTCCCGACCCGGATGGTGTGCTGCGTATCCGTGATTACAAGACCACGGTGAAGTCGCCGGACGAGTTCGAGCGTTCCTGCTGGCAGTACGGGTATCACATTCAGGCCGCGTTCTACATGCGTCTCTACCGGTTGACGATGCCCGAATATAAGGGGCCGTTGGGTTTCGAGTTCGTCGTGCAGGAGAAGAATCCGCCGTTCGATTGGAGGGTGTGGCGGTTTGACGAGCATTCGCCCATCATCACCGAACTGGCGGAACCGAAAATCTGTAAGGCGTTGAAGCAGATCAAGTCGTTCCGTGACCTGTATCCCGACCCGTTGGAGGCGATGCGTGGCTACGGGCTGTCGAAGGTGCCGCAGGAGATCGCGTTCCCCGATTGGAGATTGGTTCAGGAAGAGGAGGAAATCGAATCATGGCGGTAATCAAGAAGGACGCTAAGGGCGGGCGTGGCACGTATGCGACCCTGGCTCAGGTCGTGAACTATGTGGACGAGCAAGGCTACGAGCTGCAATGGCCGACCCAGTTGATTGACGGACGCCTGTATGTGGATACGGCCGTCAAGAAGAAGGGCACGGACAAGTGGATTGCCAGTAATTGCCTTATCCCCGTAGAGGTGGGAGATTCGCGTGGTATGAGCGTCATGCAGGCCCTCGGTTCCGCGTTGACGTATGCGCGACGCTACAGCACTTGCGGCGCGTTCGGACTGGCGACCACGGATGATGACGGTGAGACCAGCGGCTACAAGAAGCGTTCCACCAAGGGCATGACCAACGAGCAGCAGCAGACGATTGACCGGATTCTCCAAACCATGCGTATTCCCGATGGTCAGGAGAACGGTTTCATCAGCAGCGTGCTGCAACGCAACGTGGTCTACGGGAAACTGTCTGAATCGGACGCGGCCACATTCATCGAATCGTACAACCGCAACAAGGAGAAGGAGCCTGCCCTCCAGTGAGCTTCACACCGAAACCTGGCTGCAAGTGCACCAGATGCCTGTGGGCTCACGGGGACAAGATCACGCTCCCCCAATGCCCCACATGCGGTGCCGTTGATTGCGCCGGAGCCCAATCACACATGCTGGTCTGCAACAGGCGGGCCATGGAGAAACACAAGACGAACAATTACAGGAGGAATGCGTAATGGCCGGAGAACCAAGCATCGAGTTTACCGGATATGCGGGAGAGATCAAGGATTTTCAGGATTCCAGTATTCTCAACGTCAGCGTCCATCCGGGTTACACGGATAAGAACACGAACCAGTGGGTTGACAAGGAGCCTCAGTTCTATGGTGTGCGTCCCTTGTCGAATCAGGCGAAGGATGCTTTGAATCAGGTTCGCCAGTTGAAGTCCCAGCCGAACATGAGCGTGAAGGTTCTTGTGAACGGCAGCTTGTCCAAAAGAGTGTCGGAAAAGGATGGGAAACGGTATGAGAATTGGGATGTCGCGGCCCGCACCATTGCGGTGTTGAGCGCGAAACCCAAGGCCCAGCAGTCTGGTTTCCAACAGTCGCAGCAGCAGTATCAGCAAGGATTCCAGCAGCCGCAACAGGGATTCCAGCAACCGCAACAGCAGTATCAGCAGCCTACGGACCCGTGGAGCCAACCCCAGGACGAATACGGAAATGGGCAAATCTAACCCGTCCCAACACGTCAAGGATTTGGTGGACGCACGCGACCAATACCGGTGCGTCCGCTGCGGCAAACCATTCCACTGGAGCGGTTTCAGCCGACATCATCGCAGACTCCGGTCACACAAATGGCCGGGACTGCATGAGGCGTCGAACCTCATCTTGGCGTGTGGGAGTGGCGATACGGGATGTCATGGGTGGATTCACGCCCATCCGCGTGAGGCCATGAGCTTGGGGTACATCGTGAGCGGTTTCAACGATCACCCCGAACTGGTGCCGATTCTCACCGCCCAACATGGTTGGGTGCTTCTGGACGATAAGGGAGGTTGGACGCGATGCGAACCGCCGAAGCAGTAAGCCTGTTGTTCATCCTGTTCTGCCGTGACCCGCAGTTTCGGCGGGCGTTGTACAAGCTCGACCCTGTGTTGTTCCGCAGGTTCACTAATGGGGAGGTGTGGCTGTGAACGTCGATGACATGACCGACGAGGAGTTCATCGACTATTGCCGGAACGGCGGCGAACTGTCCGGCCTGATAACTGAACGTCATCCGAAATGCGATTGGTGCGGTGGCATGTGCCGGGTCGGCAAGGATGGCATGTGCCGGAACTGTCGTGTCAGGGAACGGCGTCGAACCGACCCCGAGTATGCGCAGCATCTGCGTGATCTGGCGAATCGGCGGAACGCTCGTAATCGTGAGAAACGTAATGAGTATGCACGCCGGTACCGGTCGGAGCATTTGGCTCAGGCTCGGGCTTCGGCTCGTAAGTATGCCGCCGCCCATCAGCGTGAGATGGCTGAATACCATCGCCGTTGGAGGTCGGAGCATCCCGAGAAATACGCCCAGTATGAGGCGAAGCGGAAACGTAAACGACAACTAGCCAAGGAGGCTGTCAATGAGTGAGAAACCATTCTGGGCAGGTAAGACCCTTATGGAGATTCAGAATCTCGATAAGCGAGTCAAGGTGACAATGGAGAACGGAGACGTATTCATAGGGAAGCTCGTGCGGCGTTCCAGAGACACGGACGGTATATGTAGCCTTTCGATGCAACTCGACGCGCATCGAACATATTTACACGTGTTCTCGGCTGAATCATCTGATACGCAGCCCATCATTCCCAGTTACGTCGATACCGTCGAATTGTTGGATGACCCCAACTACGAGCGTATCGAGGAGGCTGATGACCTCCAAGAGAAAGATATTGCCGTTATGCTCGACGGCAACCGCTACAAGGTCACAGATGTGGAAAAAGGCCGTAACCGATTCTGGGGTCGGGTATACGGCGCTGTCGGGCCGGAATGTATCGCCCTTGGCTTCAACGCCTTCACCTACGGACTCCGTCCGAAGCCCCGGCTTCCTGACAAGCCTGGACTGTGGTTGGACAAGGACGATAACACATGGGTGATGGGCGAGAATGCCTTTCCACTCACGTGTATTGATGCCGGTAATTGGAGTATCACGCGCCCGCAGTTCTCAACGGATAGCGTTCAGGTTCTAAATGCTGCACCGTTCCGATTGGCTAAGGCTGTGGAAGCATGAGCAATCGTATTGTGAAATTGCCCTCGGTCGAATCTTTCGGCCGTCTCACGCCCGACAAGTGGCTGGCCTTGAAGAATCTGGAAGAGAGCGCCGAACTGGTCGAAGCCTGCAAACAATACCTGAAAGCCAGCGACCCGACAGACCCGAGCGGCATTGGCCGGGAGTTCGATGATCATGCGAACTGCCTCGCCTGCTTCGGGGTGAACGTGGGCGGCGAGCTCGGCGATGACCGGGACAAGGCGAAAGCCGGATGGATAGGTTACGTGCGCGACCAGCGCCGCCAAGCCATGCTCGGCGAGCTCGCCGACGTGTTGCAGACGGTCGGCAACCTGATCACCGCGTTCGACATCACCGACGAGGAACTTGCTCAGGCTATGGACGATTGCCTCGTCCACAATCAGGAGAGGGGACGGTTGTGAGCATCATCAGCAGTGACGCGAAGTGGGCTGTCCTCCGACGAGGTGTCCGTCTATCCCCCGAGGAAATACGTGGCACGACCAAGAGCAAGGAATACGAGGCCGGTTTTATCGCCGGAGCCACACGTCAGCCCACGGAAGAGGAAATCGAAGCCGCCATAGGCGAAGTCCGGAAGTTCATCGTGCTTCCCGGCGGGTATTTGGAAAACATCATCAGAATCGCCTTCAACGCGGCGAGGAGAAAGGCAACAGAAGAATGAATCTTTTAGATGAAACCAAGGGTGCGATCTCACAAAGCGAGCATTCGACCGATGACGTTCGATTCGTAGGCTCCCGCGACGAGAAGCTGGGAATTCCGTGGAGTCAGGCCGAAAAGGTGCTCGACATCGATTACGACGACGGCTACGGCGGTCAGGAGATAGCCGCCGATCTGGTCGTGGTGTTCACCGATGGCGGTTTCCTGCGCCGCGAAGAATACGACGGCAGCGAATGGTGGGAATATGAGCCACCGTTCAGAGGCCCGGAGACGCAGAAACCGTTCAGGCTCGTGAAGCTGACCTATTTCGCGGACTCGCTTGAAGACATCAATTACCCGATGGAGGCAACGGAAGAATGAACAATCTTATCCAGTGCGATATGTGCGGCGACCTCATGACCAAACGTTGGGGCGAAACCATTGACGGTAAGACGTATTGCTGTGATTGCGTTCCGAAGAAGCGTCTCATCGATTCGGGTGAGCCGACCGAGTTCGATGGTACCGACGAAATCGTATGCCCTTACTGCGGGCACCGATACGAAGATTCGTATGAATGCGGCGGCAATGACGAATACTTCGAGGAGGAGTGCGAGGACTGCGGACGAGAGTTCAACGTGACTCGCATCATCGACATCAGCTATGACACCAAGCCGAAGGAGTCAACCAATGAGTGATTACAGGCAGCGGATGATCCGCGAACATCGAGAATTGCAGGAGCGTATCAGCAAGCTGGCGCACATGCTTGAGGGCTACGCGGAGGGCACGTTGGACTTCACGCCCGCGTGCTCCTTCCAGCTCCTTGAAAGCCAATTGTACGCGATGGGGACATACGCGAACATCTTACAGGAGCGTGCGCGTATCGAACAGGTGGATTTGAACGCGCCTCTTGAGGGAGGTGAGTCTGGTGAGGTTCCACAGGATTAGCCCGTGTCCCAAATGCGGGAGCAAGGTCAAGGCGAAGTGGGAGCGGGACGGCGTGCAGGGGTTGCCTGAATACACGTTCTTTATCGTGATGTTCCGCTGCACTGCCTGCGGGCTCAGCTTCGAGGGAGGCTGTTCACGTAAGCCAGCACCGTATGAGTTGCAATACAACATCGCCGCATGGAACCGTATATGCAACGGTGATAAATGCTTCGCGTTGACCTACAAGAGTCTGGGAGGCAGACGATGAGAGACAAGGCGATGCCGTTGGGCAAGAAGTTCAAGGTCCGGTTGACCATCACACCGGAGGAAACCGGAACGCCCGTGGACATGCTGGGATTCACATTCACCAGCGGCCGGAACGGGCGTATGGAACTGGACACAGAGTACAACAACATTCCCAAACTGGCTGATGACGGGCTCGACTCACTGTCGATTCTCGTGATCCTCAAAACACTGGAGATGTGGGCCCAGAAGGGATATGAGCTGTGCCAGCCCATCGTTCAACGATTTCACGGAGACGGACGATGAAGGCGACGAGGGGGACGGACGTGGAGATCGAACGACGGTGCGGCATGGTCACAGGTGCCTCCTGCGGGAATGTGACCCTGAGCTGGATTCCCGGAGACGGCCGAAACGGCACCCGCTCATGGGTGCTGGCCACTCATGCTGGCGACAGCATCCGCCGCATCCGGTTGAGCAGGAACGAGCTCGGCGACCTAGAGGCCATCCTCCAATCGATCGCGAACGAGAAGAAGGAACTGAGAGGCAGACGATGAGCACTCTGGATATTTTGGGCAACACGAGCGAGCAGGCGGATTCGATACGTCTGATGCTCAAAGTGCGGGGCATGAAGAACGGTCGTTTCATCGACGCCGACCCGCTCATTATCCTCAAGGCCGACAATCATCAAGGCTCCGACAGGTGGGACGTGTATGTCAGCAAGACGGTGTATCCGACCGCCGAATCGTATGGCACGCTCGCCGGCGTGCTGAGGATGCTCGCCGACGACGTGGAGATCATGGCGCGAGAGAAGGAAATGGGAGGCGGACAATGAGCGGAACCCGCCAGTATCGCCAACTTTCAGCCGAGACATTGGACACGCTTCTGCGGCTTATCACGGAGGACGAGTTGACACCGAAGCAGATCGCGGAACGCACCGGAGTGTCACGCCAAAAGGTCTACGAGTATCGCAAGAAGCTCAAGGACCGCAGGAAGACCGCGCCGCTAACCGACATGGCCACGCTCGTGATTCACCAGCGAGTCGTATTCCGCCCGGACACGACCATCGAGAACCCGGAGGATGTGAACGGGCCGAGTTTCATCGACCCGGACAGTGGTTTCGACTGCTCTCGATGCGGACAGTCCATGAGCCGTGACTGGTTCACCATCCAGGGCAACCGTATCAAACCTGATTTCCGGTATTGTCCCGGCTGCGCTGGCGTGGCCACTCCTTACAGGGATGACACGATAAACCCTTCAGGGAAGGAGGCAACGCAGTGAGTAATCCGAAAGTGTTGGTAGGTAACGTTTCCGCTCACTCGATGCTGCGGGACGGGAAGAAGCTGCTCAACGTGGCGTTCACCGATATCAACTTCGCCGCGAACTACTTCGACAAGACCATCGGAGAACGACGGCTCACGGATATCCAACTCGCGTTGAACGACGTGTACGAGCATTACGTGGCGATGACCAAGGCCGTCGAACACATTCAGCAAATCGGGGAAGAACTGATAGCCGAAGGAATCAAGGAGGTGGACGATGAGCAGTAAGGCGAAGATATTCACCCGCGAGGAGTTCGGCAACGTGATTGCCGCCGCCATCTACGACTACGACCATGCACCCGCGAAAATCCTGTACCCAATCGAGGTCATTATCGACCAACTCTATGACCATTACGGCACGGAAACCGAGGTGGAGGAATGAAACCACGAGTGTATGACGGTTTGGTCCAACCCCTATCGAAAGAAGGAAGCATGAGCGACAAGGAAAAGGACATGGTGAGCGTATATGAGAGACGTGACGGCAGCAAACCCGAATTGTGGAGAGTGTACTGGTGTTTGGCGTGGAACGTGTTTTCCTCGTTCCTCCTCGCGGTGAACATCATGTCAAGGAATACGATGATGGCCATTGTTCAAGCGTTTTGTCTGCTGGTTTTTCTTGGACTCACCGTCTGGCAGTTGAACCATCTGACTTGGAGCATCACCGACTATCGGGTGCGTATCAGCTCTAATTTGGAGAAGGGGGCTCATGTTGAGCAAAGCGACAAGTAAAGCATGGCAACTGCTCATTGAAGACTCGAACCGTCCGGCAGAGGAGATTCGCTTGGCTACCGGACTTCGGGTCGATGTGATCGAGCAAATGCGCGGGGACGTGCAAAAACGACTACGAGACAACCCGGAGTTCTGATTATGAGACCGAGTTATCTGCCCGTCCAGTATGAGCATTGCCCGTACTGCGGAGGAATCTTGAACGTATTCGGGGACTGCGTGGACTGCCAGTTTCACGATGACCCGACTGAATGGTGGATGGACGAATGAGCCGACAGAAAGCCAAAGGCACACTGCTTGAATCCAAGGTGGTCAACTATTTGCGCGCCCGGTTGGGTGACAGCGAGCAGACGATACACCGTGAAGTGTTGCATGGGACGAAAGACCAGGGCGATATCACCGGTCTGCGTATCCACGGCCAGCCGGTCGTATTGGAGTGTAAAAACTACAGCACCTATACGGGGAGACTCAAGGAGTGGATGCAGGAGGGCCGTACCGAGGCGGGTAACGCTGACGCACCTTACTGGTTCGTCGTGTTCAAACAGAAGGGTCTCGGCTTGAACACGTTGTCAAGCATGGACAACCAGCCCGTGCTCACCGACTTAAAGACCCTCGCATTGATAGCAGGACATGGAATCATCGAAGGAGACGAAGAATGAGCTACGACCTGTTCATAGTGGACAAGGATGTGCCGGAACCGGAATGGTTTGACGTATGCGAACGGGACGGCGAGCATGTGCGGACCGCTCATGGCCATTATTTCAACTACACGTATAATCTATCCGCGTTTTTCACCGATTACAAGGTCCATCCTAAGCATGACCTGGACGGGTTGACGGCCGGGGAGGCCGCAGCCCGTATCGACAAGGCGTTGAAAGACATCTACTTGGAACCATTGTATGTTTTGCGCGGCAAATACAATCCGCCGAACTATTGGGGCAGCGTGGACAGCGCCATCGCATGGTTGAAACTGATATACGACTATTGCCGGGAACACCCGGACTATATCGTGAGGGAACGCTCCTAAGGGGAAATGATGGAAGATAGGAAACTCGTTGATTTCGCCCGTTGGCTGAACGATCATCCGGGCGAATGGAATCTTTGGCCGTATCTCATTCCCATACAGGCCGACCGCAGGGATACCGTCGCATCGATGAGGCTTGTCATGGACCGCATCAAAAATCATCGGTATGACGAGTTCCGCGTGGACACCGTATTGCTCGAATACGAACTGTTCAACGGTTTCATGGGCTTCGACAACGGTGGCGTGCATGAGAATGGTCTCGCGTTGAAGATGAGGCTCAAAGCATGACCGCGCGTGGAGATGACCGCAAACTCATGCATTGGATAGCCTCGCACGGCTACACGGTGGTACGCGCCGGCAGCGGCCACTGGAAGATATTCGATGACGGCGTGCTGCTCACGGCGACGAGCGGCACGCCATCGGACTGGCGAAGCCGCCACAACTTCATACGAGATTTAAGGAGACGAACATGTTCAATCTAGCATCGAAGATTCGGCACTGCTGCCCCCTCTACGGATGTGTCCCGCTCATATTCGAATGGAGAGGCCGCTACATGTTTTTCTGCACCCACTTGGAAGCCCCTTATGCCGATACGAGAGAGGAAGCATGGGATAAGTGGTGCGGGATGGTTGAGAACATTTGGGAAAGGGACAGGAAATGACCTGGATCATACGAAATTCTGGAAGGCAGTAGCCGAGAACCGCAGTGAGAACGCGGTCGCTGCCCTCGAAACCATGATTGAGGAGACGGAATGAGTCTGGTGAGTTTAGATTTCAGGAAAGTGGTATAACGATGGCCCGCAAAGGATACATCCAGCTTGTCAATGGCTTCTACATGAATCGCAAGGTGCGAAAACTCAGGCACACATGCCCGAGCGCGATAGGTGCGTTCACGATGATGCTTACCTTCTGCGGAGATAATCTTTCAGACGGTCATATCAGTGAAGATGATGCGCTTTACGTGCTGGATATCACCGATTCAGAACTTGAGGCACTGTGCAATGTCGGCATGATCGAACCGGACGGGAACAACGGGTACTATATTCACGATTATCTTATACACAATCGCAGTCGCGAACAGGTACAAAAGAAGCGTGAAAGCAATGCTGAAAATTACCGTAAAAATAAGAACGAGGTAAAAACCTCCGATTCAGATGACTTTCAGACGGCTGAATCACGTCTGAATCGGGACAAACACCAGAACACCAGAACACCAGAACACCAGAATGAATTATCTAAAGATAATTCAACTCCCCCTACCCCCTCAAAGCCTGACTTCGCTGGACTGCTCGACAGTCTTGAGCGTATTTACCCGACGAACAGGTTCGACGGGAAGACATCTCAGGCTCGAATGCAGTTGGAAATCGAATGGCCCAAGATCGTGAAAGCCGCCGGCGAGGCTGACCCGTGCGAGTTTCTTGAAGCCAAAACCCGAGCGTATGTCGGGGCCACCGAGGAACGGTTCGTGAAGACGTTCAGCAGGTTCATCGGCGGGGAACTGTACGCACGCAACTGGGAGAAACCCAAACCGGAGACCCCAAGGGCCCGGCAAGTCCAGCCGGTCAAGTCCCGCAGCCAGCAGAATCTCGAAGCGAACATGGCGAAAACCTGGCAGTACATGACCGAGGAGGAGCGTGCCCGATACTCGCAGGGAGGTCTCAATGCTCAGCAAGGGTGAGGCGGCGGCGTTGTTGTCGCTGATTAACGCGCATCACGGCAACGCTCAGTGGGATGATGTTCAGCTTGACGCGTTTCATTCGGAACTGCGTTCGGATATCACGGCAGCAGAGGCGCGTGAGGCCGTTCGACGCTTCTACGCGGACAACAGCACGGGTCGCTGGTGTGGTTCCGGCGACATCAACGGCATCGTCCGCAAGCTGCGCAACGGTGCGAAACCGTCCGAAGCGCAGATAGGCCGGGAGTGCGAACGTCTGGGACTAGTGGAAGATCAGGCGTGGTTGTATCGCCGGCAGCGCATGATGGGCCGTTCCTCGGACGAGTCTCGACGGGTGGCGTTGGCCGCGCGTGACCCGTTGCGTTTGCCGCCCGCGAAACCTAAGCGCAGACGTGAGGGTGGTGGTTTCAATCCGGGTTTGGGCGTGGCGTTGGACGAGGTTCTGGCGACACGCCGTCCGGCTGAATCATGACCGGTTTGATGGCATAATTGGGAGTTGCTGACACGTCCGAGACCTTCAAAAAAACCGAAGGTCAAGGTCACTATTGTCTTTTTCCACTGAAACTACGAGGCTCTGCCGCTACCACGGTTGCTGGCGGGATATCGTCACCGACGCGCCGTCACCGCTTATCGGACATGGCGTCGAACCGAATCTGAATCTCCTGTGCGACAAGCACGCCAGCCAGTTGACCGGCGACCTGCGATGGTTGGACCGCAGTCTGCCCGACCTGTGCGAGTATCGCATCAACCGCGCCTACGGGCACAAGAACGGTGGCGGCGGTCAATCCGGCACCGCTCCCGCACCGTTGCGCGAAGCCCTGCATGATCTGCTGTACGCGGACGATGACCACGGTTATCCGGGGTTGCAAGGCACGTTGTACGAGTGGATGCGCAGTCTGAAAATCAATCTGCCCGAGTCCACGCCACTGTCGGACATGGTTCACCGTATCGCCAATCATCCGAAACTCATGGAGCATTCCAGCACCCCCGTGTACGCGGAACTGGTTCACAGTCTGACACGCAAGCTGCGTCGTTTTCTCACGGACGATGACGGGGAAACCGTATTGTACGGGCCATGCCCCGCCGACAAGTGCTTGGGCCAGCTCTCCTGCTACGCGGACGCGGAGACGGCGAAATGCCCGAAATGCGGTTTCAGTATGCCGGTAGCCCTCATCAGGGCGGAACGGGTGAAACGTCTCCTCCAATCGGAGGCGGTGAGAACCCGCGGCGAACTGTTGGACATCATCAAGGCGTGCGGAATGCGCGTGAACCGCAGCACTTTGCGTAGTTGGATACATCGAGGCCAGTTGCCCCAGCAGGGCGAGGATGCGTACAGCAATCCGCTTTACCGGTTCAGTGACTTCTACCGTCTCGCGTCCGGCCTGTCGGAGGACGCGGACGTGTGGGAGATCATGCAGGTTTCGCAAAACCAATCCAAGGAAGGAGACGACAAGTGAGCAATCAGATTCAACCCTACGATTTTCGAGGCAACACGATTCGCACCACCGTTGACGACAACGGCAACCCGTTGTTCTGCGCCAAGGACGTGGCGACGGCGCTCGGATACGCTAACACGAATGACGCGGTACAAGCCCACTGCCGTGGGGTCGTGATTCGCTACCCCATCTCGGATAGTCTCGGACGCACCCAAAACGCGCGGTTCATCCGTGAAGGCGACATGTACCGGCTTATCGCGTCAAGCAAACTTCCGGCAGCGCAACAGTTTGAATCATGGGTGTTCGACACAGTGGTGCCCTCGATTCGCCAGACCGGCAGCTACTCCACCGACTCCCCTGAAGTGGCGCTTGCCAAGGCTCTGCTCACACCGAAGGCCGTGGCCGGTATCCTCACCGAACTGGACAAGACACAGATCGAGAACCGGCAGCTTGCCGCACGCAACGCGGAACTCGAACCCAAAGCCAAGGCGTTGGACGATTTCACGAACGTGACCGGAACCATGAGCGTGGCCGAAGCCGCCAACCAGCTCACCAACGCCGGAGCAGGCAACATCGGACGAGACCAGTTGTTCCAGTTCATGCGTTCTCTCGGCTGGGTCTACCGTCGAGACAATGCGTGGGCAGCGATGCAAAACCACGTCAACGCCGGCCATCTCGTCATGAAGGAGCATCGCACGCACGGCGAACACAGGAACGGCACCCCGTTCGCATACGCGCCCACGGTGCGAGTCACCCGAGCCGGACTCGCACTATTGCATCGCCGCTGGTGCGAACGCCAGTTCAAGGCCCAGCTCGAAAACCAGCCCGCTCTCAGCATCAACGATTGAAAGGAACAATTTATGGCAAACATGTTTTCCGAAGCCAAGGAACTTGACATCCCCTCGTATCTCGGTATCGAGGCCGTGTACGTGAGCCTGATTCACCCCACCGTGAACGGAGGCAAGACCATCATCGCCCACGGCATGAGCATCATCCCCGAACTAGGCGTGCTGCTTTCGGAAACGGAATGGGATGACGCGCCGAACTATCTGGTGGAGGACGGCCCGTTATCCGTTATCGTCCCGTTCCACAATATCGCCGCCATACAGCAAATACCCGTCAAGGACGTGGACCCGGACGAAAAGGAGACAGCCGAATGACCGGCAAGCATGTGAATCTGAATATCGGCGGCGGCTTATTCGCCCTGTTGGGCATCGTGTTCATCGTGTTGAAGCTCTGCCACGTGATCGATTGGGCTTGGTGGCTGGTGCTGCTTCCTCTGTACGTGCCGTTTGTATTGGCAGTGCTCGTGCTGGTGTTCGTCTGCCTGTGGGTGAAGGTGAGCGAATGACCGATTACTTGGACGATGAAGCGAACACTTGCCACCCTGATTTGAGGGCCGACGTTCGTAAGGCCCTGTCCCCTGTCTTGGGCGGCAGACCCTACGTGATCTACGTGGATTGCACGTCGCTGGACGATATGAGGAACGATGCGGTGGACATTCGCCTCATTACCCCGGAATATCAGTCGCTTGTCACCACGCGCGGCGTGACCGAGTACGGCATGGATATTCAGAAAAGCACTTACATAGGAGACTGACATGGGAAAACTGACGGCTGTCGAAGCGTTTCAGAAGGCGTTCAACGAGTCGATGGAATTGAGGGGCATGTGAACTGGCTGAAACGACTGCTGCACTTGGAGGAGCCGGAACCGGTCGAAAAACCGGAACCTGAACCACCGGTATTGGAATTATGCCCTATCTGCGGGCGCAGACCCAAACCGAAGTATGTAGTACGCGACATCACTCTTGACCGCCACTACTATCTGGAAAAAGCCGTGTGGCAGCTCTCGGAGTGGTGCGATCACGCCGCAATCATCAGCTCGTTCGCCTCGTTATTTGAAGACGAGGGCGTTCAGAAGTGGAATACCGGTTGCAGACGGTTGAAGGCAGTGGTTGACGAGCCGGTTCCCGAATGCCCCGCCTGCGGGGAGAAACCCGTCGTGCAAACGGACTCGGAGTCGGACATCCCCCAGCTTGTCTGCTCCTGCAACGAACTGTTGAGCAATGTGGAGATAACAAACGTCTATAAGCGCAAACACGAGTGGATACGTCGTTGCGTGGCGTTGAAACGCAAGCAGGACAACGTGAGGGAAATGGAACAACTGATCGGAGAAACACAATGAACGGACATTATTCGGTTATCACGAATTTCGGCTGTCATTGGACATGCCCCTACTGCATCGTAAGGAAAACCGGATTGAACGTGCCGGTGACAGACATGCAGGCCACGCTGCGGACCATCAGCCGTGAAAGCGAACACCACCCCATGAGGTTCCTGAGCTTCAGCGGCGGCGGAGACCCCCTGTTCCCCATGCGCGAGCCGGAAGCATCGAAACGTGTCGCCTTCTACCGGGAGGCGATACACAGGGCCGGAGACTGGCTCACGGAAACCGAGATGCACACCAGCTACTTCCAATGCAGACGCAACGTGGCTCAAGTCATGCAGCAGATCAGGTTCAGCCGCGTGGTGTATCACATGCGGCCCACGAGCTTGTCCGATGACGTGGCGTTGGCATTGCCCCGCAAATGGTTCGACGGTCAGAAGGTGCGTGTCGTGTACGTGGTCACTCCCGATTTCACGCCGGAGCGTATCGACCGGATAGCCGGTCTCGTGGCCGATAGCAACGTGGTTGATGAATTGTCGTTCAGGCAGAAGGTCAACCCCGACAACACTATCGACCACACGTGCGAGGAGTATTTGAAGGCCGGCCATCAAAACCGCTGGTGGTACATCCAACAGGATGATTACAACACGTATGTCGTGAACGACCGGCTTTACACACGATTCAGCGATATCGGCAAGGAGGACCACAGGTGAGCAAGAAGATTCGCGTCGGCTGGGATGACCTGGAGCCCGGCGATTTGATTCACGTCAAGGGCAGCACGAATACGTACAAGTTCAAGTCCCGCACTGATTGGGCTTCCATGATTAAGGTCGAGGGAGGCGGAGTCGGCATTTCCGCCACATGGAAGCTGGGAGTCGAAAAGGAACCGGCTTCCATGTTTCTCGTTGTCTATGAGGATGATTTCGCCTACGCCACCCGCCCCGCACCTAAGAAGAAGCCGCGTCCGAGTATCGTGGAACCGATACTGCCGGGCGAATGCTGGGCGCGCATACGTTTTGGGTCACAAACCGGTTGGGGACGAATCATCAAACGGTATGCTCCCCACAGTGATAGTTGGCTGTTCGGACCCGATGACAAGGCACTGTACCAAGCATCTTGGTGCGGGACCCTGGCGGGTCTTCACCCGTGGATGACATGGGAGGAATTGTTGCAGGCCAGTAAGCAGACTCCGATTCTGGAACTGTTGTCTGCCGAGGAATACTATACGAGAAAAGCCAAGGGCCAATCATGAGAACGCTCATTATCTCATGAGAATGCTCATTATCAACATGGAGGACGTTTGAGCCAGCAGATTCAACCCAGTCAGCTCAGAATCGTGAACGACAAGACAACGGAACTAGCTAAGATCGTGTACTATCAGCCTGATCTGTTCCTTCACAGCACGGAACTACAACAAGACATGATCTACTGCTTCAAGGCGTACTTCGTGTATCTGACATGGCATATGGCGACCGCCTCCCAGTATTTGGCGGGATTCACGCCAGCTTTGCAAAAACAGTTAAGAGACGTGCAGGAACGGGTTAGGCAGGTGAGCGATGAAGCGTGACATGGACTTGGTGCGCACGATATTGAAGACGTGCGCGGACGCTACGGAACCGGTTGACGCGAGCGTGTTCGTCGATGAAACCCACTCCATGCAACTCATCGTCTACCATTTCAAGATCATGAGCGACGCGGGACTGGTTGAATCGGACATCAACGGCACATGGAATGGCAGCACTATCCGTGCTTCGGTCAGGGCGCTGACTTGGGATGGCAACGATTTTCTGGACGCGGTACGTTCCGATAGCCTGTGGTCGAAAACCAAGCAGAGGATAGCCGCCACCGTAGGCAGTGCGTCGTTCGATGTGGTCAAGGCCGTGGCGGTCAGTTTGGCGACCACAACGCTTGGCTTATGAGAATGCCGCCCTAGTGTGCTTCCACGAGAGGCAGCGGCGTCTTATAACACGCCTATCATAGCTTGAAACCCGTGAAAATCTATTTTTTATTGATCTTCACGGGTTTCAGTGAATGAAAAGCATGTTTTCGTATAATCGGGCCCACGTTTTCCACTTATCCGTCAAAGACCGGCACGTGAATCGTATTCGTATTCGTCATCTTCCATACCAATGAATATCGGCTCCACACCGAACATGGCCTTGAACAGTTCACGTGCGAACACATCCACTTCCTCTTTCGTAGGCTTGTGATCGTATTCCGGCCACGTGTTGAACCCATTCCAATTGCGGTTTATCGGCCATGCGCCTTGACGGGTTTCCAAACGCCATTTTCCGCTGGGCATGTGGACGATGGTGGTTTTGATGGACATGATAGTTCCTCCTGAAAGAATATTCGGGCATGACGAAACATCATGCCTCTTGTACTTGGTTCGCTAATTCCCAGAAGGCCACAAGAGAGTCCCGTGGCCTCCAGTGTATCAGTGTTTTTCGTATTCCTTGCATAGGTTGGCGGCGAACTTGGCGAGATTATCCGGGTCAAGCATATAGCTTTCCCCGCTCTCCCCCGCTTCGTCATACCATTTCCACACCTCATGCAAGGCAGCTTCCATACGCTTGGCGTTCAGACCGCCGATATCCGAGTTGCCGGCGTTCCCGAAACCGTCAACGACTGAGAAAGCCTCGGTCAGATTTTTAATGCCAAGAATTTCAACGCCTTTTATAATGCAAGAATCAATCTCAGTCGCCTCGCTATCCTTAACGCTGAGATAGTCCAGAAAGCTCGAGTATGGCACCAAGACACGCTTCGCGCCATGCTTAACCGCGTAGGCCACTACGTCCTTGGCGCTAATGGGAGTGGAATGCACGTCACCATCGGCATTGATTTTGCCGATAGCCACAAGCCCCCTAAGCCCAGCCAGGCAGACGTGGAGATCATAATCTGGATTATTATTGTATTCAGCCAGCCCTCGAACCACCAACGCTATGGCAAGGTCACAAATTCCGTCAGCCTTGCCCATTGACGCCGGCGCAAGATTCACGTTGATGCGACAGTCGGGCCATGTGATACCGCTTGCTTGCATTCCGACCTTGATACGCTCTCGCGTATCGGATACGCTTGCGTCCGGTAATCCGATAAGACTGAAATATGGTAGTCCCTTTCGTAGAAACGCTTCCACCGTGACGCCATACAGGTGCTTGCCGGTCGTGTTAATTGTCTTGCATACGATGCTCATTTGATTACCTCCTGATTCCAGTCCAACATGTCAGCGGCCAACCATTGCCCGCCGCCTGAAGCATTGGCGTACAGCCAAGCCCCGTAAGAGATTCGAGCCGCCTTATCGCGTTTAAGCCATGCCTTCAGCCATATGAGACGCAGCTCCCAGCGTGGTATACGCCGCCACAACTCGGTGTTGGTGGCGGGGTCGAAACGCTCATAACGGTAGATCGCGGTAATCAATTCGCCCACTTTCTCTTGACATGAGAGCCGTCCTCGTAATCGGCGCTGACCATATCGTTGTCCAGTTCGTCAATGTCCAACAGGTCTCCAACGCCGTTTTCGTCAACCCAGTCGCTCAACTGGTTGAACGTCAAGCCTTTCGGCGCGGTGACGTGACGCTTCTCGATCTGCGTCACGCGCTGGTAAATCGTGTAGACTTCGGTTTCTTCATCCATGATGGAAACTCCCTTGTTATTGTCCGGTAAAACGATTAACGGGACAATAGAACGCTCTAAAGTCCCGTCTAAATGCTGATTTATGTGAAAACCGCACCATAGAAAGCCCTATGATGCGGTTCTAAATGATGGTTTCTATAAGAATGACCCCATAGAACAAGTCCATAGGCCATGAAAACGATAACGGCTATACGCTTCGCCTGTATGGTGGAATGTCCAATGTGGCTTTCAACCCGTCGTTAACATGCTCCGCGTCCCTCAACGAGAGTCGTCCGAACCATTGCAGCAGTTCGCTCCTGTTGAAGTAGAAGCGTTGCGAACAGCGCACGAGCGACGGCTTCAACAGCCCCTCGGCCTTCCAGTCGAGCAGCGGCACGTCACCGGCCTCATCCCAATCAGTGTTGCCGGTTATCTTCGCCACGATACCCGACACCAGATCGCCGTCAACCTCGGTGATAACCACCGGACGCGGCTTCCCGATACCGGGATGGTCGGGAAACTCGACCCACATCAGCCACACGTCATACAGGCGCGGTTCATTTGGCGTACTGGTCATAGACATCATCCTCCGAATCATCCCAATCGGCGGGCAGTATCACATGGCCCTTCTCCGAACGCTCGAACATGTATGCATTGTGAACAGGCGGCACCGGATAACCGTCCGGCGTGTGCCGCGTCGGCTTGAACGGCAACCCGTTGTCCACCAGAGACTGGCGTAGGAACATGTTGACGGCGGTGCTCAGGCTCATGCCCATGGAATCGTAGAGCGCGGCGGCACGCGCCTTGACATCATCATCGATATTGGCTACCAGCTTACCCATAACAACCTCCTTAACGGTTAACAGATGGTATCAATCATATACCATATTGGGATAGAATAGTATCCGAATTTTTACCAGTAGATGTAAATCTCACCCGCCTTGTGTTTCCACCCGTCCGGCGCGATGGGAAACGCCTTGCGATATTCAGGTGCCAGACTCTCAAGAAAATCAGCGTAATCATCGAACGAGAACCTGTCTTCATACTGTGCCTCAGTATCGTGTACCACGCCGTCCAGTTCGTCCAGCATGTTCATGAACTGTTGGGTTTCGCCATTGGGATACAAGTATTGGGCGACCGTAGGGATACGCCACCAGCCGTCCAAGCGTTCTCGGACGCTGTAGTCGCTCAACGTAAGTTTGATAGTGGCGCTCATAATAATCTCCTAAAAAGTATTGGTTTGGTTTATAGGTATGGGATGCCGCCCAGCGGAAGTGAGGGAAAACGCCAGGCGGCAAGAACTTAGAACAGCGGCAAAGCAAACCGCTTATCGGGCAAATCGGTGGCGTTCAACGCCGCCAGAATCAGATCGGACGTATGCAGTGGAATGTTGGCACGCACGGCCGCGATATTCTCGGCAGTGTAGGCGCAACCGGACGATTCCAGCACCTCACGAATCTTCGCCGTGGATATCCTGACTTCCATCACAGTACTCCCAGCAAATCATCGATAAGCATGGCGATAGCGGTTTGATAACGCTGATACGTGGTGGAATAGGCGCAGTCGTAAACCTCACGCGCTCTCTTATCCAGCACGTCCAACGTGAAACCGCTATCAGCGGTCAAACGTTCCATTTCATCATTGTCAGGCGGCGTACTGGGCATACAGCCGACACCCTCCAAGGTGTCCATCGCGCGCCGGCGTAAATCATCGATGAAACCATGCTGACCATCGAACACAGCCGACAAGTCATACTCATTATCATCAGCCATCTCCCACGCGGATTTCAGCAGCAGTCGCGTGGCCTTGTCGCGAAGCTCACTCATAATCACGCCGCCTTAGCCCACAGGTCACGGGCGACGGCCACGTAATCGGCCACCGCCTTTTCCAGCACATTGTCACTCCCCCGCTCATAACGTGCGCGGTAGGCGACAACGCATTTGCCGTTGGCCGAAGCAACATAGGCCACCTTGCGGCCCTTGCTGGTACGGAAGTGACGGATATGGCCCAAACCTTGCAATTCGGGGCATTCCTTAGCCATCATCAGGTCAGGCATCGTGCAATAGGAGACGGCGAACGCGTTGACCTTCGGCGGTACTTCGGGAATCTCCTGCGTATCCGGCGCGGGTTCATCATCCATAAACTCGTCTTCCAGAATCGCGTCCTCGGGCATGGGCACCGGCCAATGGATATTACTTGTGAAGCGTTCCTCCTCACACTCCCAGTTTGCATCGATCGATGGGTGCGCGACAATGCCGCCAACCGTTTTAGCGTCCATGCCTGTAGGCACCGGCACCGGCACCGTTTTCATGCGTTCGGAATCGGGTATGAGCATCCAACCATGCTCCAAATCGGTCTGGCTTGACCTCATGCCGTTGAGAAAATCCTCATACCTGACTCCCTTGGCCTGCACGTTCCACGCCGTACCCTGCGAAGTCTGGGACAACGACCAGACTCGCTTCACCTTAGCGTTCACGTACCGCACATCATATTTCGAGCCATCCTTGCGCAACCGCACCCACATGCCGCTCACGGCATTCACGTTACGCGACGGGTCATTGGTCAGCTTCTTCATTTTGGTTTACCTCACTTGTAAAGATTCGATTTTGATTGATTTTCTGGAATGAGTAGGCGGCTAGAAGACTCTCAGCATTCACCCTCTTCGGTGGCTTCGGTGTAGAAAACGTCGTCCATTTGGTCATTGTTGAAACGCTCATTGATGTAATCGGAAATTGCCTTACCGGTATCGTCTTCGTTAATTAGCTGACTAATGCGGGTATGGCTCACACCGTTACCGTCCAAAATGTAAGCGTCTTGCGCCCAACCATCTTCATGCTCGAAAGCCTTGTTATATTCGGTTTCCGTCACATATCCCCAGTCGCCAAGGCGATAGATGCCCTCATAGGGTTGGAAACCGTCATAGCGCGTCAATGGCGATAGTTTTTCGTCAACACGTTCCACCATGTCGGCAACATCTTTAACGGTAATGGACATTTTGAATCTCCCTTAAACAAGAGGGGCACGGCCACAACGCCATGCCCCACAACGATTTATTAACGATGGACTCGTACCATGTAGCCCCTACCCCACGGGACTAGCTCCACGGGATAACCTTTGGCCTCATAATGCGATTGAGTGGCAACAGCCACGGGAAACGACTTGCAACGGTAATGGTCAATCATGGTCGATCACTCACCCATATACGCGACTGGGTTAAGTTGCATGTCGATACGCCGCCATGCCCTGACCAATTCGGCGGTAGGCGCGTACCGTTCGACAGCCGACCGGCTACCGTCGTACCGTGCGGCCATATCATTATCAAAACCGATAACAGTATCGGCCATGATATGACGCGCCTCTTTCGCCGTAATGGCCTCACAATGCCAATTGCCATCAAACACGTCGTCGGCAACCCAAGCGTCACGCTCAGCCATCGAGTCGAACACGTAGAGGCTACCCGGCCATGACCCATCATCCCATGTCGTGCCGATACCATAAGCCCAGCGGAAAGCGTAGAAGTAGCGTGCCATCATGCCACCTCGCCATCGAAGTAACGTTCGGCGGCTACCGCGTACAGCACGTCATGCATGGTGTCGGTACTGTAGCCATTGATATTGGTGACAACTTGCAAAGTCTGCTCGGACACACCGTAATCATCTTTCAGCGCGTCCCACATTTCCTCAATAGACATTGTTGAATCTCCCTTGAATTGATGAAGCGCGGAGACAGCCGCGCGACTGAATGAATCTGATTGAAACGCTTAGTAGCGTTCGTCGATTAGAATGCCGTCTTGGTAGATGTACAGTCCGGTACCGCGTCCGTTGCCCATTCGAGCACTATCCCAGTAGCAGAGTCCAGCTTGACCCGAGCCGTCTTCGTTCTCACATTGCGGGATGTTCGCGGTATCACTACCGCAAGCGGACAGGGTGAAAAGTGTGATTAACGCGGCTGAAGCCGCCAGAATTTTACGCATGGTTCCTCACTTCCATGTGAGGCGTGCTAAGATAGCACAGCCTCGATTTGATTGATTGGTTAGAGAACTTTCAACTTAAGGCACGCGGCTAGGTAGTTGGCGCTACTTAGCCGCATTCTTTTAACGCATCAGGTCGCTCGGTTGGCAGTTGAGTGCACTGGATATCTTCAAAGCGTTTTCAAGAGTCATGTTCCGAACGTCTCGCCGCCCGGTCTCATAACTGCTGATGATTGTTCGCGCTATTCCAGTGCGCTTGGCTAGCTCAACTTGTGTTAAGTCGGCTTGTTTGCGCAGTTCCTTAAGTCCCATAGGCTTACCCGCTTTCTCTAGTAGTAGGTAAACCAATTATGACAGCAAAATGTATCATTTGCATGTAGGGAAACACTGTTAAGTTCTCAAACTTGCTTTTGTCTTGCCCGATTGGGCTTGATAATTGATAGCATAACGTATCATTTTGGTTTAAACAAATCGGCGTGTCGGAAAACCAGCACGCCGAACAGCTCACACTGACGCGAACTCACGCACCAGCGCGTGCCGCATGATGTCATCAGCGGACACGCCACGACGTTTAGCGACGGCATCCAACATGGCCGACATGTCAGCGCTTAACGAAAACGTCCGACTGACAGCATCCGCCTGAGCGACGGGAACGACAGGCCCGGAATACACCGCACCCGGCCTTCCGCCGAACTCGCCGTTATCCGCATCGTCGGCCCACTTGTCCAACATGTCATCAGTGACCACACGGCCACCCTTCGCAACAAAAGACATGACACTTCCTCCTTTACAAAAGTTTCAGTTCCCGCAGCACCTTCGGCGTCGCACGCATGGCATGGAACACATGCCAACGATCCGACTCATCTAGTACCGCCACCATTTCCAGCAAACGCCCGTACTCGTCGTATCCAACCGCCACATAACGCAACGGGTCGGTATCCTCACGCGCCATAAACCGCACGACGTTCGACCATGCCACGCGCACCGAATCAGCGGACACGTCGGGATGTCGAGTCTGGATACGCGGGTCAACGACGATATCGCCAACCGGCACGGCTCACCACCTTTCGATATAACAGGTTCCAGCGTATCCCGTCCACCTTGGGACACGCTATGAGTGCCTAGACTATGGGATAAACCCAGTGAGCTAGGCCGACTGTGTACAAGGCCCACAGTCAGGCGAAGAATTGATTAGGGCACACACCTAGCTTTCGCTAGTGTTTTCTTTCGACTCGCTTGGAGCCTCAGCAAGCGCAAACATCTCGGATAAATCGTTAGCCATCTTGCGCCGCCCCAACGCACGTAACCATTTAACAGCCATCTCTAACGTCATGTTTTTTGTATCGAGATGCCCATTCTTGTACTTGGATACCGTGGTACGAGGTATGCCGATTTTATCGGCTAACTGTTGATTATCCAGATTCTTGCTGTCTTGCAATTCCCTGTAGTCCATGGCCCACCTCGCTATCTGTTTCAGTGGGCCTAATTATACCTTTGGCTTATTCGCAGACGGAGTTTCTGATGCCATCGCGCCGCGTTCTCTCAGCGGCCCCCGCACTACTCGCAAGACCTCTGCCTTGCTTCATTATCCCTCACCAGTCCTTGACTGGGTATCGGTAACACTATTCAATTCTCAAACTCTCATGTCACTCGGGATAGCTCTCACCTATCACCGGGACTTCGTGCGCCGCTGGGACTCGAACCCAGTACCCGCCTATCGGCGGCGCTGTCAGTAGTTGAGCTCGGCCCACACTCGGTCGAACTTGCGGTAGAGCTCGGCGGGGTATTCCTCGTTGTCGTCCATCTCGATACCGAGGGCTATGGCCGTGATGTCCAGCACGTTGTCATAGGTGCAGGGCTTGCATACCGTGGCCAGGTCTACCGCTGCTCTAAAGGCTTTGGCTTTAATCTCCGTGGTGTTCATCTCGGGGTTCCTTTCTTGGTGTTCCGTGGTTGACGGCTATCACTATACGCGGTCCAATACTGGAACGCAAGTCGGTAGCGATTGAACCACCCGTAAACCATTGCAAACACTAGCTTCACTCGGCGTGTCGAAACTTACGATTCACGACGTAAAATCGCGGGTATATACCTTATATACCAAATAAAGGCTTAACGAGAATATTCTCAATAAGAAATATCAAAAACAAAACCTGAGCCAACCACACTCAACAACGCAAGCATGAGTCACGACACACCAAGTTTGACAAACCACACCACACGACTACCATTCTCCGCCCACACACAAGCATGACATAGAGGCAAACCACCACGTGACGGACTCACACGGACGGATAGACAGGCAACGGCACAGACGGCCACGACCACGCCATACTCACGTCACACTCACACCCAGGCAACGCGGATAGCCCGCGTCACAGACACGGCCATACTCACAACCGCATACGACCGCGCGCATACCACGCGCCACACTACGACACGCCGACACATACACCCCACCCCCAAGGGAAGGGTACCCACGGGCAAGACGCGGGGCCGCTGCGACTCTAGCTCTTCCGCTGGATGCGATCTGGGGCTATTATGGAAAAACCGTTCGCTTCTGTGGTGAGTGCTGTTCTTTCACATTTTCTTCACTGCAACGCTTGCCGCAACGCTTGTTGTGAGTAAAATGTCGTGTAGACGGATTGTCGGGGAATGGAGCGAAGCTCAGGTTCCTGACAAGACGAGGCCCCGCAGTCGCGGGGTTTTCTCATATCTGCGTGAGATATCCCAATTGGTAGAGGACGCCGGCTCAAACCCGGTGTGTTGTGGGTTCGATTCCCTCTCTCACGACTAGGCCACGCCTTTTTTGAAAACCAAACCGTCAAAACAGTTTTACGAGGATTTGTAAGGTCGAGTTCTCTGGGATTCCGTTTTGTGTTGGTGTTGTTTTCTTGGACCGGGGGCGTGGCCGTGGATGATTGGCAGAGTAGACGAATGCGGCGGCTTGCTAGGCCGTAAACCGTAAAAGGTTCGCAAGTGCAAATCTTGCATCATCCGCAGGATGGTCAGTAAGGCCGGTCAAGGTCGTGACTGTCGGTTGGGGTTTGACCGCCCGTGAACCGGCGTCGTGCAGAATCTCCGCACAGCATCGTGTGCCGACTCCCCGCTTCGCGTGGGTTGACGTCGGCTGAGGAGTGCCCCCGGTTCGCTGGGCGGCGGGAGTCTGAGATGGCTTCCACGGTGTCGAGCACGTGGAGTGCGCGCGGTCTGTAACACCGCTGCCTTCGGGCGTTGGGAGTTCGATTCTCTCCGGCACCACAATCGCGATGTAGTTCAAGAATCTGGCAGAGAACTGGGGCTGAGCACCTAGGCGGCTTTGGTTGCAGAGAATGTCGGGTAGCGCCCGGAGATCGTTGCATACTGATCGTGCAATGCGTTGCGAGATTTGGAGGGGCCAGCCGATTGGCGGCGGCAACTGTTCCGAAAACAGTCTGCCCTGACGGGCGTGTGGGTTCGACTCCCACTCTCTCCGCTGTCTGGTCAAGGTATGTCAGCCAGCCTAAACAATTGACTACCCCAAATGCCCGTGGCCGAGTGGTTCAGGCACCGGTCTCCAAAACCGGTTACGGAAGTTCGATTCTTTCCGGGTATGCGATGCCTTGAGAAGAGGCAGCTCTTGGCGGTGACAGCTTCTCGGTCATTGCCAGTCGCCGGCGGCGGCTTCACGCCATGCCGTACGGCAATAACTGAATAGCGCTCCCTCTAGTGGGAGGCGTGGCATTCTAGCTCATTGGAAGAGCGGCGCTCTCGTAAAGCGCAGGTTCGAGTTCGATTCTCGGGATTGCCTCTAGGAACCGGTGGCCCGTGGGCCAACTCCCTTGTATTTGGATTAACCCCGTTGGAATGCTCGCTCGCCACGCTCCCACCGGTTCCGTCCCCTTATATATAAGGAGTCATCATGGCTTGGTCATCTTCCAACCGTAATGCACGGTTCAATCCCGGATGGGAGCGGACCCGCAAGCAGATATTGGAGCGGGACCGCTATCGATGCCAGTGGATTGTGACTGATTGGCATACGGGGGCAAAGCATATTTGCGGCTATTCGGCCAATGAGGTCGATCATAAGGTTCGCGCGAAGAACGGTGAGCCCGATGATGATTCCCCGTCGAATCTGTGGGCCTTGTGCCCGTACCATCATTCGCAGAAAACCGCGCAGGAGTCCGCTGAGCAGCGGCGCATGAATCGTGAACGCCGGAAGGAAGAGCAATGGTATTCGCATCCGGCGTTTCAGTGAGCGGCTATGTATGCATGGTGGCCGGCTGCGGGAATACGGTGTATGCGCGCGGCTTGTGCCGTCATCATTATGACCGTGACCGGTATGCGGGGAGTCCGATTATCCCGTTTCGTACCCGTTTGTGTCCTATAGGCCATTATTTTCAACCGTCTCGTGTTGACCAGATTTTCTGTTCCGGCAGGCATCGCAGCAAGTACAAGCGGCTGTCGGATAAAGACCCTGTGAAGTATCCCCCCAATCCGGAAACCCCCTTGTTCGTCAAGCAGGTCGAGGCCGAGGATATCGAGCCGGATATTCGGGTGGAGTCGTTCACCGACGCGGATGTCATCGCGGAATGCGATGGCGTGTGCGCTGTGTGCGGCAAGAGGGTCGATGTTGATTCTTTCGGGCCTGATGGTCCGGCGTTTAAGTGGAAGGTTCCTTTGGAGAAGTCGCGTCAGGCGACTTTGGCGAACCGACTTCTAGTCCATAACCGTTGCCTGTAGGCGGAATGCCTTGGCTTCGGCGTGCCCGGAACGGGCGGAATGGGGTTGAAGCATGGCTGGCAATGGTCATTCCGGTCGTAGCAAGGCCGGTAGGAATATGGTTTTGAAGAGTCCTGATACCGTGATGGGTCTGGACTTGCCCGCGACTCGTCCTGATGGGCGTGAGTGGCTTGACTTGACGAAACGCTGGTACAAGTCGATGCAGACGGGGCCTATGGCTCCGCGCATGGGCATGGAGGCCGACTGGTTTTCGCTGATGGATTTGGCGAAGCTGAAGGATGATTACTGGCGTATGTCGAAGCCTTCTGCGGTGATGGCCGCTGAGATTCGTCAGCGTGAGGACTCGTTTCTTATCACGCCCGCCGCCCGCATCAAGGCGAAGATCGAGGCCATTGAGGCTGATGATATGAGTACCGGAACCGGTCGCCCGGAAACCCGTGGCGAGGCGGTGAAGGAGGATGTTGACCGTCGCCGCCGTCAGTTGAGGGTGGTGAACGGTGGCGCATGACATTATTCCCCAGCTGACGCAGTGGGAGTACGATCATTCCCTCGGTCATCTGGCGGTGTGGTGGATTGAGACGTTCACGCTTATCGGTCGTGGCGACGGCATCGGATTGCCTATGCATTTCGATTTGGACGAGTACCAGTTCATGGTCGGCGCCTATGCGTTGAAGAGGAATGGCAAACGCAAGTTCAATCGTCTGTTCCTTTCCCGAGCCAAGGGTCGCGACAAGTCGGGCAAGGCCGCTGGTGTTGGCATGTTCGAGGGTTTCGGTCCTTGTCGTTTCGACCATTGGGCGCGTGAGGGCGAGACCTACACGTTCATGGGTGAGACATACGAGTATCGCGAGGGTGAGCCTGTGGGCAAGCCTGTCACCCAACCCGAGGTCGTGTGCTTGGCCAATTCCGAACAGCAGGCCGGCAACGTGTTCGAGTCCATCTACTACAACTGCGATTCCGGCCCCTTGTCCGATTGGAAGGGCATGGGCATGGATGTGGGCACGACCCGTATCATGCTTCCCGAGGGCGGAATCATCATGCCCATCACTTCTGGCGCTTCCAGTCAGGATGGAAAGCTGACCACCTGTGGTCTTGCCGACGAGACGCATCTTATGGTGCAGCCGAAGCTGTGGAACGTGTACAAGACCGTGGCCCGTAACCTCGGCAAGCGTGCCGGTACCGCTGGCACGTTCATGATGGAGACCTCCACGATGTACCGTCCCGGTGAGGGCAGTATCGCTGAAGCGTCGTACAAGTATGCGTGGGATGTGGCCGCAGGACGAATCAAGCATCGTGCCGGCATCTACTTCGACCATGTGTACGCGACGTTGGACGTGGAGGACTTCTCGGACGAGAAGAAGATGACCAAGGCTCTTGAGATTGCCTACGGTCAATCCTTGAAAAGCCCTGATGGGAAGGACCATATCATTCTCAAGGACGGTACCGACGTGCCGATTGAGAACAAGACCGGTCTGAGCGCCGATGGCCGTTATTCGCTGACCGATGGCGAGCTTGGCCCGTCCAAGGACGGGTGGTTGACGTTGGATGGTCAGCTTGACCAGATCTATCAGCCGGACACCGATCCCGCAGATTCGATTCGCTACTTCCTGAACAATCTTTCCAGCGTGCAGAACGCTTGGCTCAGGGAGTCCGACATTCAATCCCATGTCCTGTACAAGGACGAGATGGCCGGTTATCTGGGTTCCCGCAAGCTCGAAACCGCTTGGCAGAAATTCGTCACCAAGAAGGAGCCGATAACGCTCGGCTTCGACGGTTCCGTGTCGAAGGACTCCACAGCCCTCGTTGGTTGCAGGGTGTCCGATGGCATGCTGTTCCTTATCAAGCTGGAGCAATGCCCGGACGGGCCGGAGAAGGCCACGTGGAGGGTTGACCGTGACGCTTTCGACCAAGCCGCCAGAGACATGCTCGACAAGTACAACGTGGTCGGCTTCTTTGCCGACGCGGCCTTCTTCGAGTCGATGATAGGCGCTTGGGAGAAGGACTACGGGAAGAAACTGAAGGTCGGCCCCCGCAAGAACGGCGATCTCGTCAAGTTCTATACGAACAACTGGAAGAACGAGATGTATCAGGCCACGGAGAACGCGGCCACAGGTTTCCGCTACCCGTATGAGGAGCCGGAAGGCAGAAAGCCAGCGTTGAACAGCATCGCGTTGCTTGCCGACCCGAGGCTCGTCAACCATTTCCGGCATCCGCGCCGGGTGGACAAATCGTATGGCTACAAGATTCTCAAGGAATCACCGGCCAGCCCGAACAAGATCGATGCCTGCGTCGCGGGCATTCTCGCATACCGCGCACGCGCCCGCTATCTGGAGATAGCCGAGGAGAAGAGGCGTCGCGCGCCCATTCGCATCTATTAGGAGGTTAGCCCATGCCCGACGTGCAGCTTGCCATCAGGAACGCGACCGTCGAGGATACGGATGCCTGGAACCTCACCCAGCTTGCTACGGCTTGGGGGCGCAGGCTTCCCATGCTCGCCGTTCTGAAACAGTACAAGGACGGCAAGGAGCTTGTGGACTCCACGAGCGTGCCCGGCAGCACAAGCCCGAACGCGGCTCCCGTGTACCGCACCATGCGCGAGATAGGCACGTTGAATCTGGCTCGCCGTATCAGCGAAAGCGTGACCGACCGTCAGCGTCCGAACGGTTTCCGCAAGATATCCGACGATAAGGTGAAGGACACCGCCGCCGACGCCATGTACCGGGATTGCATGATGGACACGCTGCTGCGCTGCCACCTGTTCCCCGACACTGCGGATTACGGCGCCTCCTACGGCTTTGTGAACAAGGGGCGCGGGAAGAAGCTGGTGCAGGCGTGGAGCCCTTGGTGCTGCTACATGTCGGATGATGAAGATTCGGCCATCCATTACAGCTATGACGCCCGTGATGGGGTCGAGAACATTCGCTTGTTCAGCATGGAACGCGACGAAGCCGGCAATATCAAACGTGTGTATTCCAAGCTCGCCACGCGCGAGAGCGAACGCACGGTGACTGACCCCGACGATGACGAGGCCGTGGCACAGCTCGCCATAGAAGGCAAGGCATGGGAGCCGGGCAACACTTGGGAGTGGGCACAGGGCGATGAGACCTACGATTACGCTCTAGCCTGCGAAAGCCTTCCGGTGGTCAAACTGCCAACGCCGGACGGCATGGGCATGTTCGAGCCTTTTCTTGATACTCTGCGCCGTATCGACCGTCAGATTTTCGACCGCCTGTGCATAACCATGATGCAGGCGTTCCGCCAACGCGCCATCAAAGGCGACATCAACCTTGAATACGGCCCTGAGGATATCGAGGTCATTCAGGGCTTGAAGGATGAGGGTGACCCAATCGACCTTTCTGAAAGGTTCGCCATGGGTCCCGCAGCACTATGGAACCTGCCGGACGGCGTGGATATATGGGAGTCTCAGACCACCGATCTGAATGGCTTGCAGAACGTCATCAACGCCGACATCAAGCATCTTGCGGCCACTGCCGGCATCCCGTTGGATATTCTCAGCCCTGACGTGCAGGGTTCCGCCAACGGTGCCGAGTTGAAGCGCGAGACGCTGCGGTTCAAGGTCGAGAACCTGAACGCCCTCGCGTCCGAGGCCATCGGACGCATGATTCGCATGGCGTTGACGTTGAACGGCGAGGGCAGCGCCGCCGAGGACGATTTCGAGCTGATGTGGAAGCCCATGGTGTCCACGAGCAGTCTGGAACTCGCCCAATCCGGCCAGCTGAAATACCAGTCCGGTCTGATGGCCCGCCGCACGGTTCTCACCCATGACTTCGGTTTCACAGCTCAGGATATAGCCGAGGATGACATGAATCGCATGTCCGACCAGTTGACATTCTCCGACCAATCGGCCGGTCAGCCCGTATTGCAGGGCGCCGTGCAGCCGGCGACCGGATGGGATGAAACCACCCAGTCCGCCGTTAACGGTTTGAACGGCGACGAGAACGGCGACGGCGTTTCCGATAGCGTCACCAGTCTCGACGGCGTGGAGACGTTCTGATGGCCGACATCACCCAGATTCTCAACCAGCGCATGAGCCGGTACGAGCGCGAACGCGCCCGACTGGTCGAGGAATACGTGACCGCCGCATGGAAGATGTGGCAGAGCCTGTCCCCCGCCGACTGGTGGAACGATGCCATCACGCAGGGCGCGTCGGCTAACCTGACCTCACGGTATATGGCGTTCGTGGAGCGTATGCGCCGACTTGGCATAGCCTATGCCGACATCGCGCTCGGACTTGTCGGCGCCACCGCGCAGGGTCAGCTCCCGGAGTTCGAGGTGGCCAGGGACAACACGGACCCGTGGAAGATGATGCTCCGCCCCGTGGAATCCTACAGGGACGCTTCCAGTAAGGAGCCTCACTTGCGCCCGTCCGCGTGGGAGAACCTTGAGGCCGACGCGCAGCGTTCCGTTGACAGGTGGCTGGAAGAGGCGAACGAGCGTCTTATCGACATCATCGACACTGATTCCATGATCGCCGGAACCCATGCCACGTTGGAACGATACCGTAAGTCCGGCGTCACGAGATACCGGCGCATCATCCACCCGGAACTGTCCAAGACGGGCACGTGCGGCTTGTGCGTGGTCGCAGCCGACAGGGTGTATTCGATAGCCGCGCTCATGCCTTTGCACGGCAACTGCCATTGCACCGTGCTCCCCATCGTCGGAGACAACGACCCCGGTCTGAGACTCAACGACGATGACCTGAAACGCATCTACAAGGAGGCGGGCGGCACCGCATCCGCGAAACTCCGGCAGACCCGCGTGCTTACCCTCACCAACAGCGAGATAGGCCCCGTATTGAGCGCCAAGGATGTCAAGCCCCGCAAGGACGTGGACTGGCATCAGCCCGACGCGGATATGACACGGGAGCAGATTCAACGAATGTTGGAGAGAGCCAACGTGTTCACCGCATACTACCGGAAGGTCGAATCGACCGGAGAGGCCGAACACTTCCGCTACGAGGAGCACACCTACCATTTCGAACCTTCGCCGCACCTGAAACAGGCGCTGGCGTCAAACCTTGCGTTCGCGCAACAACTCAGGGCGAGGCTTCGCCTTGCCGCGTAACAGCAACCAAGTTGAAAGGAACCATCCCTGATGGCTGACAACGAAAACACCCCCATCGTCGAAACGACCGTGGACGGTGAGCCCGGAACGGGCGAACAGAACGACACCACGCCTAAGGCCGACAGCAACGACCTTGCCGACAAGGTGTCCATGTGGCAGGCCATGAGCCGCGAGAACGAGAAGAAGAGCCACGCGAACCTGAAGCGCGCCACCGATGCGGAAAGCAAGCTGGCCGACGTGGAGCACCAGTACGCGCAGGCTCAGACCCAGATCGCCAAGCTCAAGGCGCAGGCCGCATACCCGCAGCTCACCGATGAGGTGTTCGCCGCCCTTGCACCCAAGGACGCGGACGCCGAGGCCATCGAGGAGTGGGCGAAGAACGCATCCCAGTTCATTCTTCCCGCGCAGACCGAAACGGTTGCCGACGAGGGGAAGAAAGAAGAACAGCAGCAGCCCCTGCCCGCCTCCGTATTGGAGGGATACAGCCATACGGCGCCTCATCCTCAAGGTTCGACGGCCAGTGGCGGATTGACTGCCGCATACGATTACGGGCGCAAGTTCGCGTCCATCAACAACGACAAAAAGTAAGGAGAACCCCAATGGCTAAACCCGTGGAAATGGTTCACACCACCGGCTATACGGTGCCGCAGGACGACCAGTCCTGGCTTATCAACCGCATCACCGATGGCATTCGTGAGGCGCAGCTTGACCTGAGCCTGTTCACCGGCGACAAGGAGAAGGAACAGAAGTACTTCGCCTCCATCGACCCGGATGATTTCAACGCCTGGCTGAAGTCCGGCATTCCGGTCGCCAAGGTCACCAGCACCGGCCTGTTCGGCCCGTATGACCCGACCGCCACCGATGGCCGCCAGCTCAAGGTCGCCGGTTTCCTTGAAAGCCAGCTGCACGTGGTGTTCACGCGCTCCGGCTTCGAGGACCAGTATCCGACCGCTGGCGTGCGCTACATGGCCGTCATCGACCGCAACAACCTGCCGGTCACACTGGCGGAAAGCACCGTTTTCGAGGGCCTTATTCTCGACTACGACAAGGACGCTGGCGGCGATGTGACGGTGCTGTCCCCGTCCGCTGCCGGCACCGCTCCGGCCTACAAACTGCCCAACGCCACTGCAAGCGCACTGGGTGGCGTCAAGCAGGCCGCGAACGTCGCCAACCTCGCAACCAGTGCCGACGCCGCCGCCATCGTCACTGCGGTCAACACCCTGTTCGCCAATCTGCGCACTGCCGGCGTCATGGCCGCTAAGTGACCTTAATCATTCGTTTCTGAAACCCGCCCCATGTGGCGGGTTTTTTATATCCGAAAGGAACATCATGGCCCTTATCAACAAGGACATCATCACGCCCGCCGAGGCGTCGGCCATCGTGCTCGGCGCATATCAGTCCACGCGCGAGATTCTGCCGTTCGGCAAGATTCTGCCGGATATGATGAACCCGACCGGTCTGAACGTGAGCTGGGTTCCGAACCAGCCGCGCTTCGAGGTCGAGGAAATGAAGTATTCGACATGGGATAGCGAAGCCCCGTATGACAAGACCACCGGTGGCGGCAAGAAATCCTATACGGAGATGCTGCCGCTGCGCAAGCGCCACCGCATCAGCGAGCACGACATCGCAGCCGGACGTGTCGCCGCCACCGCCACCGAGGCTTCCGACGAGCTGCGTGAGGCACTTGCCCGCCTCGGCACCGAAATGGCCTACCGTACGGAGAAGGCCAACGTCGCCGTCGCCGTGGACGCCAAGCTCGGCATCGGCGAGTCGAACCTGACCGCCAACTGGGATTACGCGCGAGACGCCTCGCTCGCCGTCGAACTCAAGGCCAACAACCTGTGGTCCAACGCTGCAAGCGACCCGATCAAGGACCTGCGCAAATGGAGCGACCTCGTGTACAAGGCCGAGGGCACCCGCCCGCGCGTCATGGTCACGACCCGCAAGGTCATGAACACGCTCATGGAGAACGCCGCCGTGATGAAGTACTTCTACGCGGGTCAGGCCCAGTCGGACATGCTGCCCGCCTTCATCGGCGAAGCCCAGGTGCGTGGCGTTCTTTCCTCCTATGCGAATATCAGCGACGTTCTGCTCGTTGATGAGACGTATGAGGAGTTCGCCCGCCAGCAGAAGATCATTCTGCCGGGCGGCGTGGCCTCCTTCTTCCCGGAGAACACCGTTCTGCTGCTGCCCGGCCTGAACGACACCGGCCTCGGCTACACGGCTCTCGGCCCGACCGCCGAAGCCAAGCAGTCCACCGTGTACGGCATCAGCCGCCAGTACGACGCCGGCCCGATTGGAGCCATTCTCGACATCCCGTCCGCCACGCCGGGCTACGAGGCTTACGTGAACGGCACGATGCTGCCGGTTCTCGTCCAGTCCAACAGCACGTTCAAGGCTACCGTCCTCAACGGCTGAGCTTAAGGAGCCAGCATGTCCACGACGCTTATCGACAACATCGACTGGTTGAAGTACATGCGGCTCAACGCGACCGGGGAGCCGGAACTGTTCGACAAGGACACCGGTTTCCCCGATTCGTGGGTGAAGCAGCAGTGCCGTAAGGCCGCATTGCTGTGCATGGCCGAATGCCCGAACGTGTACGCGCGGCTGCGCAGGCGGCGTCTGAGCGAATCGGACTTCGCCGGCGTGGTATGCGATATGGTTCTCCGTCTCGCCCGCCAATACAAGTACAAGGCCGAATCGAACGGCAACTACTCGTACACGCGGCGCGATGACCAGCCGGTGACTCCGGGCTACAATCCCAGTCCCCGATTGTTCGTCGCAAAGGACGAAAAGGCCATACTCACCGGCTACACCAGTTCGCAGGGCGGCGGGCACATCAGCCTCGGCTTCGACCCCGGCTTCGGGGGCTGACCATGAGCCACCTGTATGACGGGGAGCAGTCCGAGGAGACCCACCTGTTCGATGACGTGGAGACAGAACCCCGCATCACGGATGATCTTCTGCACCGCGACATGATCGTGGTGCAGCCGATGAAACCGGTCGAAACCGTCTACGGTTCCGGAACGGTGCCGGATGGGGACGCCGCCTACTGTTACTGCTCGTTCGAGCCTCGAATCAATAAGAACAGCACGTTTTCCAAGAACTGGGCGCAGGACACCACGCCGCAAACGACCGGTGGCCTGCGTGAGGATGCGTTGGCGATCGTTCTCGCGCCGGAATGGCATGGGGACATCAACACGCAGTTCTGGCTCGATAACGCCTGTTACGAGGTTGACGGCCCGCCTATGGAGATGCGTCACGCCTCGGATGCCGCCCACCATTGGAACATCACCGCGAGGTGCATCGGCCATGCGACCGAGGACAACGGGTTGAAACCGCCTGTCCCGCCCGAGGGGAGCCGCACATGGGGTACGTGAACTTGAAGCCCGCGAATGTGCTGAACCGTGACATGGCGATACTGTTCGGAGCCGAAGCGACCCGTCCCGTGGCGGAGAAGGTCGAAGCGAAAGCCAAGGCGCTGGCCGACATGAAGGCGAAGCATTCGTCCGTCGCCAACCGCATCGACATCAGCACTCACGCTCACGGCACGCACACCGCCGTCATCATGAGCGTCAAGGGCCGTGACGGTTCCGAGATCGCCTCTCACTTGGAGTTCGGCTACTTCAACCGGTGGCTGGAACACAAGTACGGCATCAAAAGCCCGCTGGCTTGGATGCCGGGATTGTTCATCATGTCGGAGGCGAAATATGTCTGGCCCCACGATATTCGACCTTTCCGTAAGGGAACAGTTGGATGCGGTCGCCATGACACGCGCCTACCTGGACGCCGTCGAATGGAAGAACCGTGATTTCAGGCCGGTCATCCAACCGGAGGTCACGCCCGCCACGGATTCGCTCCTGTTGTCCCATGACGTGATTCTCTACCATTGCGGTGCTCCTGAGCAGCCCGACTGGAATCTGAAGGCTTGGATATGGCAGTACACGCTGTCTTTGACGGTGTTGGGCCGTGACCCGGAACGGGTGGCCCGCATCTGCGGATGGCTGCACCGTTGCATATCCGCATGGCCCTACCGGCCCGGCACCGACTATGGGAAGATCGGGCGGATAGTGGACAATCCCGGTTTCGAGTCCCGGTCTTCCGGCGACATGACCAGTTCCAAAAGCATCGTCGCGTGGACTTCCACGAAACGCATACAGGCCGCGTCCCCACGCGGCTGACCTTATCTGAAAAACCATCAATCACACAATCAGACCCCGCACGCCTACACGGCTGCGGGGTTTTCCATATTTGAAAGGAAAACGATATGGCTGACGAAATCGGCATCCACGACGACGGCGTGTTGACCGCCGTCCGAGGAACGATCTTCATGGCGAAGGCCGAGACCATCATTACCTCCGCACTGCTCAAGCAGTTCACCGTCGAGGCGGCGACCGTGGGCGTGGGCGACGGCATGTGGACGAACCTCGGCCACATGTCGAACGACAACCTGCCCGAGTTCGCGTTGGACGGCGGCGACGCCACCACGTTGAGCACTTGGCTCAAGGCGGCGTTCCGCACCCAGTACGCCCAGACCACCGGCACTGTGACGTTCAATTCGGTGCAGGGCGACAAGGGCACGTTCAAGACCTTCTACAACGCGGTCGATATGACCGGCGCCGGCGTGGCCTTCTCCTTGGAGAAAACCCCCATCAACAAGTCCCTGTTCATCCTGTGGTCCGACACGAACACGACCGGCCGTGCCGGCCTGCTGCTGCCGAACTCGGACATCGCGTTCTCCAGTCTGCCTGCTCTTTCCACGGATTCGTTCGTGGAGTTCTCCGCTCAGGCGAACATCAAGACATCCAGCACGCTTCCGCATGACAAGAACGGCAAGTTCACGTCCGTCGCCTACTTCGCGCCGTCCGACTTCACGGTCTGACCCGTCTCTTCCTTGCCGCGTCTCCTATCCGCGCGGCAAGGAACCCCCTCTTTCCACGGATAGGGCTTTTCAGAATCATTCTTTTCCACGGATAGGAGCCGATGATGGCAGAGAACACTAAGAACACGACCGACAACGCGAAGATGCCGGAGACATGGGACGAGCTCAAGGAGCAGCCGCTGTTCGCGGGACTGCCCGACATGGCGAAGCCGCAGGAGCTGAACGTGGCCCAGTCCGCCGAGTTCTCGGTGACATGGCAGCGCATCTCCGAACGCAACGGGAAACTGGGCGACATGGGCTTATTCGGCGACGATGAGGCCGACAAGCCGAAGAAGAAGCCGAAGTACGACGAGTCCGAAGCCGTCATCCTCATGGCCGAGATCGTGCAGTACGCGGACATGTTCTACCGCGAAATCGCGGCCGACGAGAAGCAGTGGGACGAGTTCACCCGTGGCCGCACCTTGGAGAACCTGTACGTGCTGCTGGTGTCCCTGACCACGTTCTATTCGGTGGCACTGGGAAAATCAAGCGCCTCCAAGACGCGCTTGGAGAATGCAGAGTAGCGGTCTCGGCCGACTTCCAACGCTTCTACAACATCAACCTCCCCGCCAGTATGGGCCGCATGGAGCCGTCATGGCTGTGCGACCTGCTGGACGGTTTGGAGGGCGTTGACGGGAGCCTGTACCGCGCGTGGATGGCCGAACACCATCCGCTCCCACGGGAAGACGCGAAAAGCATGCCGCGTCTTTCCTACCTCACCTACGGGCAGTCGCAGATGCTGATGCTCAGCATGACGAACCAGCTTGAGATGATTCGCGTGATGATCGCCCGCATGATGGGCGACAAGAAGTCGAAGCCGCAGCCCGTCTATCCGCCCGGCACCGTGGTCAAGCCCGATTCGGTCGGGCCGAAATCGTTCTCCACGGCGGGCAAGTCGTTCGCCCAGATCACGGGCATGTTGGGTGCCGTGTTCGGCGGCAACAGTTTCTAGCAGAAAACCCCTCGCATTCCACGAGGGGTTTTCGTTTATCCTCCCGGAGGTTTTCTCATGGCCTTGTATTCCGCTGGCGCGGTCGGCGTCGATATTCGCCCGGACACCGATAATTTCTGGAAGATTCTCAACGCGGAACTGCATTCTCGTCACCCTGAGGTCACCGTTGATGTGAACACGAAGGGCGTCGCACGCGCCAAGGAGCAGATGCGCGACCTTGACGGCAAGACCCTCACCAACGTGGTGAAGATCGACGGCGACCCGTCCGGCTTGCGTGCCATCGACAAGGCCATGCAGGCCCAGCGGAAGCAGTGGGAGAAGAAGCCGGTCACCAGCAGGTTCGACTTGGACGATACGTCGTTCAATGAGAAGATTCACCGGCTTTCCAACCAGATCAAGCGGCCCGCCGGCCAGACGGAGGCGTTCGTCAAGAAGTCGCAGAAATCCGTGGCCGACAGTCTTCAGGACAGTCTCTCCCGCATGCGTTCGGCACGCGCCCTCTACGACAAGGAGGCCACGGCCGCATCCCGCAGGCAGACCATGCTCATCAAGGACGAGCACGCCGCCTACGACATGTACGCGGAGGCCATCGAGAACGGGCGCAAACGTCAGGAGCAGTTGACCCGCAGCCAAGCCGATGTCAGTAAGACCCTTGACTGGTCCATCAAGAAGATGAAGGAGCTGCGCGAGGCCGGGAACATCGACACCGCGAACTGGTACAAGAACAGTCGCATCCCCGAGCTGCGCGAACAGCTCAAGGGCCTGAAAGCCGACCTGAAGGCGGTAGACAAGGAGATAGCGGAGAACAAGAAGGCGCAGAACAAGCTCTTCTCCGCCGATTTCGACAACAAGGTAGCGGCACAGCAGCGTCTTATCGACTCCAACACCAAGAAGTGGGAGAAGGCGACCGACGCCATCTCCAAGTATTCGGACGCCGAGCTCATGCGCAAGGCGCGGCTCAAAGACTTCAACCGTGAGAACGACCGGCTGTTCTCCGGCCTGAACAAGATTCTCGACCTTGAGGAGAAGTCCGAGAAGCTGAACCGCAGGCAGCTCCAGCAGCTGTCGAAGCTCACGGCCGGCCAGAAGGCGTTGGCCGAGGTGTTCGAAGACACGGGAACCAGCGTCAAACGCCTCAACGCGGTACAGAACGATTCGCGCCGCACGATGGACAAGCAGCGCAAGACCGCCCGCGAACTGACCAGCCTGTTCGACGAGCAGGAGACCCAGATCAACGCGCTTTCCGCCGCGTTCCAGAAGTTCAAGCCCATGGGCATCGACAAGAACCTCGGCAAGGAACTCAACAATACCTTCGACCAGCTGAAGAAGCTGCGCGACTTCGCATCCCGCAAGCCGATCACCGCCAAAGCCACATTGGATAAGACCCAATGGGACAAAAAATACGCGGAACTGATGTATGACGCGGAGAAGCTGCGCGCCAAACTCGACCGGGAGCATGAGGTCAACGTCCGCGTCAAGGTGTGGGAGGACAACGCCGACAAGCTCGAAGCCCGGTTGGAGAAGCTGCGTCATACGCGCCTCGACATTCCCGTGGACTGGCAGGTCGATCAGGAACGAATCATCGCGTCGATGCGTGAGACCGCCGCCAAGATCAAAGCCAATCCCGAACGTCGTTGGGAGCTTGAAGCCGACCTCGACCTGCAAATGCATCGCGCCGAGGAGAAGCTGAAGAAATTCGAGGACAAGAACGACGAGCTGAAGATGGATTTGGACTTGGAGACCGCGTTGGCCCGAGCCCATCTCGCCTACTTCACCCGCCCCCGCACCATCGACATCTTCGCTAATTTCAAGGGCACTGACCTTGGCAAGATTTTCTCCGGCATGACCAGTGGTGCGACCGGTTTGAAGGGCGTGCAGAACCAGTTCGACAGTCTTGTGAACCTGTTCGACAAGCTCGACAAGGTGGTTCCCAAGTGGTCGATTCTCGGTGCCGGCGTCACCGCGTTGGGTGCCGGACTCCTGAACCTGGGACGCACTGCGGGCGGTGTCGGCGTCAGCCTCGTGTCCATGAGCAAGGCCGCGTTGGCCGCTCCCGCCGCGTTGGCTGGTCTGGCGTCCGCAGGCTACGTGGGCTACCGGGTGTTCGGTGATTTGAAGGAAAAGTTCGATGTTACCAAGACCTCGCTGGCGAACCTGAACAAGGAGTTGGGCGACAACGCTTGGAACGAGTACGGGGATAACCTGTACCGTCTCGCCAACGACGTGGCCCCCTCACTGTCCAAGGGTTTGAACGGTATCGCCGTCGAGGAAGGCAAGGTGCTCAACGGGCTTATCGACGTGGTGCGCCAGTCGAACGAAGCCGACCAACTACCGCGTATCTTCGAGAACACTCGTCTCGCGGTGTCCGAACTGAACCCGGGCTTGCAGTCACTGGCCCGCGCGTTCCTCGGCTTGGGCGACCAGTCCAGCCAGTATCTGCCCCGCATGGCCTCCTACATTTCCGACGTGGCCGAGAAGTGGGCGAACTGGGTGGATACCGCCGAACGTACCGGTCAAGTCTCTAAGGCGATGGAAAAGGCCATCGAACAGGGCGGCTATCTGAAATCGTCCGTGTTCGACCTGATAGGCGTGTTTGAGGGCACGTTGGGTACTCTGGCGAAGACCGAGAACGGTATCCAAGGTTTTTCCGAGGCTTTGGAGAAAGCCAACAAGGCCGTTCACACCATCAAGTTCCAAGAGACTTTGGAGGCTTGGAGCGCTGGTGCGCAGGACGCGCAGGACAAGATGCGCAACGCTTTCAAGGATATTGGCGACGCCGCGTACTCGTTGAAGGACACCACTCGCGCGGTGTTCGGTGACGCGGGCCAGATCGTAGGCGAGGGCATCACTGGGTTGAGTCGCGTGTTGCAGCAGTCCGGTGGTGGAATCCGCGATTTCAGTTCCGGTGTCCGCGACGGGTTCAGCCAGGTGTTTGACGCGGTGGGTGACGCGGGCCCCATGTTCTCCGATTTGGCGAGCATGGTGGGCCAGTTGTCGCGCACGTTCGGCGGCACGTTCGCGTCCGCTTTGCGTACCGTGAGCCCGCTTATCAGCACCATCGCCAAGGGTGCCACCGGCGTGGCCCAAGCGTTCGACTCGTTGCCGGGGCCGGTGAAAAGCATCATCACATTGTGGGCCACGTTCGGTCGTGCGGGCAAGACGGCGTTCGAGTCGTTGAAGACCGGCATGTTGCAGAACATCCAGTCCACGATGCGATACCAGAAGATGCTCAGCGAACTGGGTTTGAGCGCCGAACAGGCGTCCGTGAAAATGGGCACCCTGATTAAGGCGATGAACCAGTTGCGTTCCGGCAATTATGCGGGTATTCTGTCCGGTGCCATCAGCGAGGTCAATTCCCTCGGCATGGCGGCGGAAGCTAACTCGAAGAAGCTGCTCCTTCCGGGGAACGCTGCCAAGGAGACTTCCAAGGACATGGGCGGCTTGGTCGGTGCGAACGGTCAGGCCATCGCCTCCATCCGTTCGGCCGGGGAGCAGGCCGAACAGCAGTCCGGCAGGTTCGGTTCGTTGAAGACCGGCGTGAAGAACCTGTGGGATGCGTTCGGCGGCTGGACGACGGTTGCCGGTCTGGGAATCAGCGCGGGCATCGCCGTCATCGGCAATGCGATATCCGACTACACGACGAAGGCGGAAGCATCCAAGCAGGCGATGGACAAGGTCATCGACGGCATGAAGGGCATCAAGTCCAACGCCAAGGAGGCGGCGGACGCGTTCAACGATTTCAAGTCGGAGACCACGAAACAGTGGGATGACCCGTCGCTCCTGTTCGGCAAGGACGGTGGCGGCGCGGTCACTGAATGGCTCGTCAAGGTCAGCGGCGGCTACACGTCCGCAGCCGACGCGGCCAAACGTCTGGGCATCAATACCAGTACGCTGACCGATGCGGTCAGCGGCAACGAGGCCGGCTACAAGAAGCTCGTCAAACAGTTGGAGGCGCAAAGCAAGGAGACATACAAGGCCAGCGACCAGTACGGCATGATGGTCGAGAAGCAGACCGATGCCGCCATCGCCGCCGACACGCTGTTGCAGGCGTTGAAGAAGCAGCACAAGGAAGGCTTGGAGAAATCCGTCAAGGAGCAGATGAAATATCTGCGTTCCCTCGAACAGATCTCCGATTCCTCCTCCGCGCTGTCCGACAAGCTCAGCTCGCTCGCCACGACGGTCAAGGCGAACGGTCAGGCGTTCAAGGAAAACGGCGAACTGGCTGACGCCAACAACGCCGCCTATGTGCGCACCGACAAGGCGATGAAGGATGTGGCCGCTACCGCGTTGCTGTCCGCCCATCAGCTTCTCTCCTATGGTGAGAAGAACGGTCAGGTGGAGGAGTACACGCAGAAGGCCGCAAACTCCATTTATGAGGCGCGTGAGGCCATCGTGCAGCAGGCTCAGGCCGCTGGCATGAGTGAGGAAGCTGCTGAAAGGTACGCTGATTCGCTTGGTCTGATTCCCTCTGATGTGGGTACCACGATCACCGCTCATTCGGAAATCGCCCAAGATGCGGTGGATAAGCTCGTGCAGGGCATATCCGGTCTGACCGATGGTGAGAAAGAGATCGTTATCCGGCTACGTGAAGCTGGAGTGGTCACCACGTTGGACGGTGTTCTCAGTCTTGTTGAGCAGCTGATGAAAGGCGACTTGTCCGAGAGGGACCTCACATTGCTGTTGAACGCGAAGGGCAATGCTCGCTGGGAGACAGGCGAGGTCAAGGAGAATCTTCTTGCTCTCGGCATGTCCAAGAAAGCCTACAAGTGGCTGTTCTCAGGTGAGGGCAACGCTGAGGAGCGCATGCAGAAGGTCAGGGACGAGCTCGGCTATCTGAACCTGACCGACGAGCAGATACAGTGGATTCTCGACTGTATCGACCACGCTTCCGGCAAGATAAAGGACGTGGAGAAGAATAAGGTTCCCGCCGCCAAGGGCGTCAGCTTCAACATCGACGCCAACGATGATGACGCTCAGGTGAAACTCGCCTCCTATAGGGAGTCCGATGGTGAAAAGCTCGCTGAGAATAATATTCTCGTCAGCGCCGTCGATAACACCAGCGAGGGCACCGAGTCCGCTAAGGCGAACGTGTTCAGTGTTCCCCATGAATGGTGGTCGTGGCTGTTCGGACTTGATGGCACCAGTGGCCCATCCGGTATCGCGAAGAACGCCGTTGAGAGCATTCCTCAGCAGTGGCAGTCTATATTGACTGGTTCCGGCAATACGACGCTGTTTTCCAACATCGCCAATAATGCGGTTCGGAATATTCCTCAGCAGTGGTTGTCCATGTTTACGGGTCTCGGCAATACGCCATCGTTTGCCGGAACGGCACGAAGCATGATCGGCAAGGTGCCCACCTATCATTCCACGACGTTGAATGCGATGGGCAACGCTTTGGATGTCGCGTCGAACCTGCTATCCACTCTGCGGTCAATCGCTGGTCGCACATGGACGGCTTTCATCGACACGATATCCGGGGGTGGCGGTCATGCTACCGGTGGTCGTATCTATGGTCCCGGTACTTCCACTTCTGATTCGATTCCGGCGATGCTGTCCAATGGTGAGATGGTGCTTCGTGCCGCAGCCGTCAAGAAGATTGACGCCTTGTATGGCAGGAGTTTCCTGAACACGTTGAACGCGGTCGGCAGTGTGGAGAAAGCCATGCAACCGTCCGCGTTCGCGTTGAACGCTCGCAGGAAGTCTCAGGCGTATGCGACCGGTGGCCGCGTATCCACGGCGAACGGCTCGTGGAACATCGAGGTCAACCCTGTTGTCAACGTCGAAGCGAACGGCAACTTGAACGCCGGCGTGCGCGAGTTGAACAACCGTGTGGACGAACTGAACCGACAGGTAGGGGCTCTTGCGGCCGGACTGCCGTCCGTGATCTCGGAGAACAGCAGTCCGTGGCCTTCGCAGAGGGCGTTCAACCGTGATGTGAGAGGAGCCCTATGAGCGAACTGACCTACACGTCAGGCGTGACCGGACAGGTGTTCGACTTGGAATCCAAACTGTCGTGGGGTGCGGCCCTCGGACTGCGATCCCGCGAATGGGATTACTCGCTGACCTACCGTGGATTGGGTATGCCTACACGCAAGGCTCGTGAGGTAAGTGTCAGCATGAGCGTCATAAACCCGTCCGATTTGGATGCGTTCATGCGTGCTACGGACGCGGATATTCAGATGAACCAGCCCGGTGTGATAACCGGGCTGGCCGAGTCCGGCGCGGCATGGACGCAGCATGCGGTCATCGTGAAAACCAGCCCCCAGTCGCATCATCGTGCGTCGGACGCCAGCATTGATTTGACCATCGTGCTGTTGGACGGCGTGTGGCGGAGACGGTTGGACGTGCAGCATTTCTGGTCGGATGTGTTGCAGCCCGGCTTAAATTTGGATTACCCGCACGATTACCCGCACGACTATATGCCGACCGCGAGGAACACGACCGTGGTGAATCCGATGCCCGCGCCGATGCCGTTTGAGATGGTCTGGTTCGGGCCGGTGTCGAAACCCCAGTTGACGTTGGGGGGCAACCGGTACGAGTTGGACATGGACATTCCCTCGGGCGGCTATGTGACCATTTCCAGTGTGGAGGGTGAGAAAAGCATCATCCTGACCACTGAGAACGGCGACACGTCGAACGTGTTCTCCAAGGGTGTGCGCACGGGCGGTGAGAACGGGGGAAGCTACATCTTCCAGCCGATACCGTCCGGCGAGCTCGCTGCTCAATGGAATGGTTTCGGCATCGATCTGACGATCATCGAGGAGGCGAGCGAACCGCAATGGGTGTAGGGCTTGTGGTGACCGATGCGAACCATGTGGATTCGATGATGGTCGAGGATTATTCGTTGGATTGCGCGTGGGGCAAGGACGAGAACGATTTCGAGTTGACGGTGGACAAGCTCATCCCGCAGGGCGCGTTCGTCTATTTGGAGGAGTCCGAGTGCGGCGGGATAGTTGATGCGTTGCGCGACCAGTTGGAGCGTGGTGATTCCACGCTCACGTATTCGGGGCGCACGTGGCATGGCATGTTGGAAAACAAGATTCTCGCCCCGGATTCGGGGCAGGATTACCTCACCGTGTCAGGCAACGCCTCCACCATACTTGGTGCGTTGTTGTCCCGTGTCTCGCTCACCCCGTTGTTCAAAGCGGTCGTTCCCCCGTCCGGCGACGTGTCCATCAAGTCCTACCAGTTCGAACGGTATGTGGACGCATACACGGGCGTCTGCGCGATGGCGAAAGCGAACGGTTTGAAACTCAAAGTCGCCTACCGGTCAGGCCATGTCGAAACATGGCTGGAGACGGCAGGCGACTACGGGAACGACATCGACTCCGACCTGTTGGACTTCGACGCATCGCGCACGTGGCGCAAGCCGAACCACATGATCGGCTTGGGCAAGGGCGAGTTGAGGAACCGCATCGTCAGCCACTGGTATGCGGACTCGAAAGGCAACGTCACCCAAACCCAGACGTTCAAGGGTTTGGACGAGATTGCCCAAGTGTACGACTATTCGTCGGCCGAGGCGGACGAGTTGGCGAAGAACACGAAGAAGAAACTTCAGGACTTGCAGTCCGAGGGTGAGGTGAAGGTCACCGTGCATGAGGATTCGGGCATCGTGTTTGACGTGGGCGACACCGTGACCGCAAGGGATAATCTCACGGGCATCACCGTCAACGCGACTATCAGCAAGAAAATCGTCAAGGTCTCGGGCGGCGTGATGTCCGTCGATTATGAGGCCGAGTAAACAGTAAGGAGCCGATTATGGCGCGTATCGACAATGCGACGGTCATGCAATGCGACCGGTGCGGGAAACACAAATGGTACAAGGGTGTTTCCCAAACAAAAAGATATTAAGAAACAGCCCATGTTTACCTGCTTGCAAACAAAAGAATATTGCTACTAGA